CCATAACAGCCACTACTCATTTGGAATGGCTGCTAGTTTACTACCCTACAAATTGAACCAGTGTATTTAGTAGGTCTTCGGCTTTATCTTGTTGACCGTCTTTAATCAAACCTTTATCAATGTTCTCACGCAGTTGTTTAGCCCAACGTGCAGCCGCATTGATAATATCCATTTCTTTTGCTGGTTTGGTGGCCTTGCTAAACTCGTACCATGCCTCAGATTCTAGGTAGCCAATGTTATATTCAATAGTCGCTTTCTTGTTAGCTTTCTTGAACACTTTACCCTTAACATTCCATGCTACACCGTTGATTACTTTCTTGATGTAGTCACATACATCTTGGTTAGGGAATGCCTTCACATCTTCACAAGCAACCATTACGTCAGACAGTTTGGTAAAGTCATTGTCGTTTTGTTGGGCATGTAGTACACCGAACACAATAAATTCTTGCAGTTCATCACGCTTAGACTTGCTGCCTTTTACCCAATTGTTTAGTTTAGCTTTGAAGTTAGATTCAGTTAGTTGTAGTGCCATGATAATCACCTATGAGATTAGTTAGTTGGTAGAGTTAGACCAGTGATTAGACCAGTCAGGAACAGGTTTAATTCTTTACGGGTTAGGTAGTCAGAGACTGGCATAATAGAGAATGATTCACACATAACTTGAACCAATCTATAACCTTGTTGGTTAGCTTCCAGTTCATACCGACCTACCGCATTGATTCCAATACCTAACAGGCTATTGATGCGGTTAACCTTGTCTTTTAAAACGTTAGTTGTAATTCGAGCTGGCATTGTTACACCTCGCTTGTTAGTGAATACAATAAAGGCTAGTCAACATTTAACTAGCCCTCTGGTGAGTAAACATTGAACACGGAGCACATAGAACTCAATCACATTGGGTATCAGTATTAAACGATTATACACAATAGATTAGTTAACCCCTCACCATAAATATTTAAGGACACTAAACAACCTTTAGCTCAACAAGATATTACTAATTAACATATAGATTAATATTAATTAGTTATCTAATGCCCTTAAATATACAGTCCTATTACCATTAATCACGCCGGACTGTTTGGCGTGCTGATTATAACTGTCGCATACATTTTGGTTTCACGGTGGACACGCATTTCGTAACGGCTTATCAACACTCAGCATTCAAAATTCAACCATATCAACGTCAACCGCACTGTAGTTATAAACATAACCGTTAGTTTAGTTGGACGATTTATAGATAAAGCGTCACAGAATCTCAACCGAGCGCACCGTAGCTCAATACCTTTCAGAGTCTAACCCCTCACAGCTACGCGAGACGTCGCCTCATCAACCTCAGTACCGATGTTAAATCAGTGGCAATATCCGAATTATTAAAGAACGTTTTGAGCACCTTGCGGTTAACTCGATTGCTCCTCAGAGCGTGGTGACAATGTTAACTCAATCATCCTCACATTGTCAAGCGTTGTTGTCTAGCTTCCTGTTCGGTACATCTAGGGCGGTATATGATAGTAGTTGGTAACGCCGCTTACCTCAATCAATCCAGAGCAACACTGGACTACGTATCACCGCAAACATTTGACGGTGTGAAGATTACCTTAAATGAGTAATCATTGTCAACCACATTTTTAAAGAGCAGAGATAAACAGTGTAACCATCTATCTACATATCGTTAGGCTGTTGCCTTACCGACGGGGTGAATATTAACACCAATCCAAACTGGAATACAAGTGACATACATCACATTTTTAAACATAGATATGAATCGGTAATACTCTCTTTATATACGTGTATAAGGTACAAATAAACAACCTATTATCACCTAGTTGGTATATAGCTAGCTTTCAGTATCATGTACAGCTATATACATAACACTCAGCCCATCCCAATAATATATAAATCAATATGTTAGCGCAGCGAAACGGCGCGTTCGCTAGCCGTAGTGCAAGTGTAGGGAGATTGGTAATTACTGGAGATATTAATGCTCAATCATTTTATCGCTGTCAAATCATCTAATTCATGCTTGTACACCTTTTACGTGCAAATTAATCAATCGCTGTACACAAAAGGAGGGTAGGGTAGGGGGACACGGGCGTGCTATTTTGGTTTGCATAGCAACATAAAAATTTCCCACAGAAATTATGGCGTTCCAGATTTCTTATTTGTCATTTATAAGAGCTAGCAAATATGAAAATATTTGTGCTCTAGACGTCTATACGGCTTCACTCTACGGGGCGATACTCTATAATAAACAAGTCGGGGCCACACCACAGCCCGAAAGATTCTTGGTATTGTATCTTTCATGTATGAGTAGTTACTAAAGAGTTGGGTACGTTGAATACTTGCGTAGTTGATGCCAACAGAGACTTAGTAATGAAAGGAATACGACTTACCCGCTTAACGTAGTTGCGTAACCTACGGGGGTATTTTTTAAGTATTGATATGTTTCTATATTGGAATGTATTAATACTTAATCATTTTTATAGTATAGTTACTTTACATAATAACTATTTCTATAAATCTTATGGAGATTAAATAACTATGACTATTACTCTTAGTGAAGTAAGAGGAGGCTTTAACACCTCCACAATCAACTCCAACTTTGAGAAGATTGAAGAAGCTCTAAACTCCAATGTTCTCTCGGTTAAGGAAGGTTCCAATCAAATGGAACAAGATTTGGATATGAACTCCAACCGTCTAATTAACCTACCTGCTCCAATCAACCCTACCGAACCTCTTCGACTGGAAGACCTTAAAACCTTAGAAGGTGACGTGTCTGGTATTGTTCCAACGGTGATTCGACACACTGGTGATGGAGTTACTTTTGACTTCGACAGTGGTACTAAGGTAGTTGCAGGTCCTTTCTCTACCAAAGTGTATCTAAACGGTATCCGTCTGTTTCCAGAAGTGGATTACACTACAATAGGCACAAAGGTACGGTTCATTAACTACGTTCCAACATCCACAGATAAGGTGGACATTTATTCGTATGCTCCACTTGAAGTAATAGGTCCGGTGGGTCCAACTGGCCCGCAAGGACAAGAGGGTGAGCGTGGCCCTTCTCCACAATATGAATGGGAAGGCACTCGTATTAGATTTATCCAACCAGACGGTACATGGGGTCCTTACGTAGACCTAGTGGGGGAGATTGGTCCTGTTGGCCCACAAGGTCCTCAAGGTAACGTTGGTCCTCAAGGTGACTCTGTTGCTATTGATGCTATTGGTAATTTTGCAGACCGTTCAACCTACGACAACTCCCCAGCTAAGTTTGTATTCTTTGCCAAAGATTATGTATTTGGTGTAACACAAGCAGGGGAATTGGAAGTAGTAAGTGATGGTGTAACCAGTCAATACACTCTACCTTTTGAGGCCGCTGGCCCTGCTGAGATTGTGTTGTACTATGGTAACTCTTACCAACGTATTGCTACTTACTCAGTAACTAACTTAACTAACCTAGTGTTATTTAATGTTCCAGAAGCTGGTGTTCGTATTGTTGCCCGTCGGCAAGTAGTTCCAAACTCTGTAGGTGCTTTGTTTATTAAATTGAGTAATACTAGTGGAGATTGGTCACAACCTTACCCATTCGGCCAAGGTCCACAGGGTATCGAGGGCCCACAAGGTCCAATCGGACCAGTAGGCCCCCAAGGGCCACGAGGACCAGAAGGTCCCCAAGGACAACCGGGTCAAACAGGTCCACAAGGCCCTATTGGGCCACAAGGTCCAGAAGGCCCGCGAGGTCCAATGGGACCACAGGGTCCAGAGGGAGATAAGGGTCCACAAGGGGACCAAGGTCAACGTGGTTCTCGTGAGTGGTACATCGAAACAACAGGCACAAGTTGGAGCCAAGCGTTGATTGACGCTATTAACCCTAATCCAGTTATCTATGATGTTGGTATCCAGTATAACAAATCACAGGGGTATTCTGAGTCCAGAGTGTACCGTGGTTCTGGAGTATGGGAACAGGTAGAGTTGGTTCAGGGATTCACAATCAAGGTGATGAATGGTGTAAGTGCTACCAAGTTAAATATTGGGTCAGCCACTGTATTATCCAGTACTACATTTGGTGGAACAGATACTCCACTTAACCAAGCACGGTCATTCAGTGTTCGTCTAGGAGTGATTAGTACCCCGTTTGCGACTTCTGCAATGGTTAGTTTGGAAGATTTACAGGTTCTGTTGTATGCATTTAGCCCCTCATTCCAGCCTACTGTTCAAATGACTTGGAGTATTCGAGTAAATGGTTCCGTAGTGTATGAGTCTTCTAGACGTGCTTTTGTTACCGCAGATAACACAACTTATTATGGTTTTTCTGGAGGAACTTGGGCATTTACTATTCCTTCTCCTAGAGAGGGAAACACTATAGAAGTTTTCCTAAATGGGTATGTAACTTCTCCGGGAACTAACTTTAAGTTAAGCAGAGTAACTACAACTGGCTCCCAATTTAGTGTAGTATCTTTGAAAGCATAAGGAGATTTTGATGGTTGATAAGATTCAAACCAAAGTAATTGACGCTGATTCGGCCCCTGTAAAGGGGTCTATCAGTAACTCAGATTACGTAATGATTCAAAACGACTCTACCAAAGAGTTAGAGAAAGTTCTAGTAAGTGACTTACTTGCAGGTAGTGCAGGCTCTATCCGTATCAAAGGTGAAGCACAAATGGACAACCCTGCAACCACTCCAACAAGTATTGTTATTACAGGCGACCCTGATGATACAGCAATTACTCAAGGCAACCCCCCAACGGACTTGTCTCCAAATGGAGTAGCTTATGTAGTTGTAACTACCAACCCTAGTGGTGTATCTACTCAAATTACTGGAGAAACTAAGACAGTGTTTGATAATGACCAGATTGTTTGGACCGGTTCTAAGTGGAGTGTGTCTGAATTTGGTTCTCGTGTCACTTCTGTGAATGGCCGTACTGGTGATGTTTCTGGACTTGCAGAAGCTGCTGATGTATATACCAAAGGACAGTCAGATGCTAAATACTATTCAGCAGACAATAAACCCAAATTCCAAGACTTAGCGGATTATGTATTTTGGCTCCAACCCGCAGCAGGTAAAATTAGAGTTGGTGGTAATACAGATTTAATTGCTGGTCGTGCAGATAAGGGTTTCCTACCAAACGTAGCTGGTACTGGAGCATCATCCGTTAGTTATGTCGGTAATCCTACTTGGTGGTTTAGTGAATCGTGGGTTAACTCCTATCGAGGTGGCTCTGTAAACGTTACTGGGCAAATTCAAGGTGTTGGCGTGTTTGACGGAGGTACACAAGTTTACTCTGCAAACAACAAACCAACTCCAACAGAATTAGGAGTGTTACCGAGTTCTTATGTTCCAGACTGGTCACAGATTACAAACATTCCAGAGTTTGCTACCCGTTGGCCTACCAAAGCTGAGGTTGGTTTAAGTAACGTAAATAACTGGTTAGCATCTAGTGCTATTAACTCTGACAGCACAACCACTTACGCAACTACCGCAGGTGTTAAAATCGCATATGATGCGGCACAAGCAGCTCGCTCTGCTCCTGATTTAGCAGCAGATAGAAAACGTAAGATTACAGTATCTAAAGATGCTCCTACAGGTGGAGTTGATGGAGATATTTGGTTGCAGTACGCATAAGGAGGAAATATGCCAATCGGAGTGAATGTTTCAGGAACAAACAAACAAGCCACAATGAAAGTTAATGTTGGTGGGGTTTGGAAGCTACCGATTGGTTGGGTTCGTGAAAACGGGGTATGGAAGAAATTTCAGAACCCCGAATTTACCTACACAATCAGTCAGAATACCACTAACTTTAATCTATTCTCTGCTATCGGTAATAGAGAAGAAACTATTATTAATTTAGTTATTAACTCAGGTGTTAATGTATATTCCAATAACGTAGGTATCCCTGCCTTACTTATTCCAAATAGTTTTGCAGATAAGACAATTAACATCATTAACAATGGTAATATTTATGGTCAGGGAGGGGTAGGTGGAACTGGGCAAGGTCAAGCTGGTGGGCCAGCTCTACGAGTACAGACTGCTCAAAAGATTAACTTAACCAATAACGGCACAATCGCCGGTGGAGGCGGTAGTGGTGGTAAAGGCGGTACAGGTGGTAACGGCTTCTTCACTACTCAATCTACACAACGTGACCCTTCATCTGGAACTTGGACATACGCTACAGGGAACCATATCGAATTTCGTTCCCGTAACTGCATCCTACGTATGGGTAACTCCGAGATATATCGTTGGTATGGTCCAGACTTTGGCACGGTTGTTACCTATGGTATCACTATAACCGTGGGAGAGTGGACGTACTATGCCTCCAACTTCTACGGTGACGGTGTGGGTGTTTTGAAGTCTAACGCAATGTACCGAACTAGAACAGTGACCAATACTACATACACTACCGGTGGTGCCGGTGGTAATGGGGGAAACGGTCAAGGATTCTCACAAGCAGCAACAAACGGTCTAGCCGGTGCTAACGGTGGGACTAACGCAGGTCGAGGTGGTAACGGAGGTAATGGTGGTACTTTTGGTGTGGCAGGTGCAACTGGAGCCACGGGGGCATCTGGAAACCAGACTGCTGGACTTGGTGGTCAAGCTGGAGGTGCTGCTGGAGCTGCCGTTGATGGTACGTCTAAAGTTAACTACGTCAATGCTGGTAAACTGTTAGGTCCTCTAATCAACTAAGGAGATTCTATGACTAAACTAAGATTAACACCGGAGGAACTTGCCTCCGGTAAATGGGTATGGGATGAAGCTTCTTCTACGTTTGTAAATAAAGAAGAGCTACTTGGAAACCCATTAGATATTGTTCCATATGATATAAATGAAGATAATTTGAAACGTAGACAAGCGGCATATCGAGTAGTTAGTGACCCATTATTTATGGAGTGGCAATTTAACAAGACTCGCCAAGCCGAGATGGCATGGAGAGCTGCTGTTAAGGCCATCAAATTAAAATACCCTTTGCATTAGTAAAGTATTTACTTTATATTACCCCTGTAATAAGTCATATTAAGGAGGTCCAATGAAGAAGGAATTTAAGGACTCTATGGGTAGATGGATTACTCAGGGGTTATTTTTAGAGAAGGGATACAAGCCAAGCTCGATTTACACGATTCAGGATGAAGACCGTATGTACAAAGGTGAGAAGTACCTAAGCATTAAACGGCTGTTTATCGAGAAGTACATCGAAGACCCAACTGAGATGAAATTTGCAAGGGAATGCTTAGGCGGTTGGCAACACTGGAAGAAGATTAAGGCTAACCAAGAATTGTACGCTATGTATGAGGAATGGAAGGAAGAAGCCGAGATTCAAGTTCGCTCTATCGGTGTACGAAGTGCAATGGAAATGGCACGAGATGGAAAGTCTTTTGCTGCTGCCAAATGGCTTGCCGAAGCAGGATACGACAAACGTGGGGCAGGACGCCCAAGCAAGGAAGAAATTGTTCGTGAGACACGGATTGCATCACGGGTTAAGGATGAACTTGAGGAAGACTATGAACGACTACTAGGAGGCATGAGTGAGTAAGATTGACGAAATTAGAGAAGCTGCTGAGTCTGACTTCTGGACGTTTTGCCGATTGGTTACTCCACAATACGTTTACGGTGAGGTCCACAAGGAAGTGGCAAAGTGGATGGAGAGTAATGAGTACGACCAGCTTCTACTGTTACCTCGTGGTCACTTAAAATCTCACATGATGGCTCTTTGGGCAGCTTGGTGGGTAACTAAGCATCCAGAGACAACAATTCTGTATATCTCTGCTACCAGTGAACTTGCTGAAATGCAGTTGTACGATATTAAGAACATCATGACTTCCAAAATCTATCGCCGGTATTGGCCGGATATGATTCATGAGGAGGAGGGCAAACGTGAGAAATGGACTAACAGTGCAATCGCAGTTGACCACCCAAAACGTAAGATGGAAGGCGTCCGAGACTTTACCATTAAGACTGCTGGCCTCACCACTAACACCACTGGTTGGCACGCTGATGTTATTATTTCTGATGACGTTGTAGTTCCAGATAACGCATACACTGAGGATGGTAGACGCAAGGTAGCTGCTGCTATGTCTCAGATGGAATCTATCCTAAACGCTGATGGTATTGTTAAAGCTTGTGGTACTCGGTATCATCCTGCTGATATTTACGACACATGGAAGAATCAGCATCAACCCGTATTCGACGAACATGGAGAAGAGACTGGAGAGGAAAGACCTGTTTGGGATATTTTTGAGCGTGTTGTAGAAGAAGATGGTGTATTCTTGTGGCCTCGTACTTCTCGTGGTTCTGATGGTAAGAAGTTTGGTTTTGATAACCGTGTTCTGGCTAAGAAGAAAGCTAAATACGTAGACCGTGTTCAGTTCTTTGCTCAGTACTACAATGACCCAAACGACCCAGAATCAGCACGTTTGAACTATAGCAGTTTCCAATACTACGATGAGAAATTCATTACCTATCGGGAAGGTAGATACTGGTTTAAGGACAGACCTTTGAATATCTTTGCTGCTGTGGACTTTGCATTTAGTTTATCTAAGAAGGCCGACTTTACAGCAATCGTTGTTATTGGTATTGATTCAGAAGGTTACATCTACGTTTTGGATATTGACCGATTCAAGACAGATAAGATTAATGATTATTATGACCATATCTCTGCTTTGCATAGTAAGTGGGAATTTAAGAAACTCCGTGCTGAGGTAACTGTGGCACAGCAAATCATTGTGAACGATATTAAAGAGAAGTTACGCAAGGAAGGCATGACTATTAGTATCGACGAGTTTCGACCAACTAAGGCACTTGGTTCTAAGGAAGAACGTATGGCTGCTGTATTGGAACCACGATATGAGCAAGGTATTATGTGGCATAGAAAAGGTGGTTACACTCCAATGCTTGAGGAAGAACTTGTGTTGGCTCGTCCACCTCACGATGACTTGAAAGACGCTCTAGCTTCTGCTGTAGAGATTGCGGTAAAACCACTGCAACGCTCTGCAAGAGCTAAACGTGAAAGCAACGTCATTCAATTTAACCCTAGATTCGGAGGAATTAATTAATGACAGGCAAGGTTCTTGAACTACAACAAATGCTAGACGATACTCGTGATGGTCTGGCTGAACAGATTGCTAATACTTGGCAGAACTGGAATAGTCAGCGTCAGGAGTGGTTATCACAAAAGAGTGAACTACGTAACTACATCTTTGCTACCGATACCACTACTACGACTAACAGCACGTTACCGTGGAAGAACAAAACCACTTTACCTAAGTTATGCCAGATTCGAGATAACTTACACTCCAACTACATTAGTGCATTGTTTCCAAATGAACGGTGGTTGAAGTGGGAAGGTAAGAGCCTACAGGATGAGGCCAAACGGGACGCTATTCAGCAATACATGGATAACAAGGTTAAGGAATCGGACTTCCGCACAATCATGAGTCAACTCCTATTGGACTACATTGATTACGGCAACTGTTTTGCCACCGTCGAGTATGTGAAGGAAACCACCAAGGATGAGGAATCTGGCGCTACTCGTGATACGTATTTTGGTCCTCGTGCAGTTCGCATCGACCCAAAAGATATTGTGTTTAATCCCGTAGCTGTAGACTTTGCTCACTCTCCAAAAATCATCCGTACTGTGTTGAATGAGGGTGAGTTACTACAAATGGAACAGGACCAGCCAGAGAATGCCTCTCTCGCTTCCGCAATCGCTCGTAGACGAGAGTTTCGTCGTGGGCTAGGCACTTACACTAGGGAAGACTGTGAAAAGGCTGTAGGCTTCTCTATGGACGGATTTGGCAACCTTTACGATTACTTCCAAAGTCCTTACGTTGAGGTTCTGACATTCTATGGTGACTACCACGATACTCAGTCAGGTACATTTAAGCGTAATATGAAAGTCACAATCATTGACCGCATGTTTGTAATCGAGGAAAAAGAGAATCCATCATGGTTTGCACAAGCTCCAATCTTCCATTGTGGTTGGCGTATTCGTCAAGATAACCTGTACGCTATGGGACCACTAGATAACCTAGTAGGTATGCAATATCGTATCGACCACCTTGAGAACTTGAAAGCTGACGTGTTTGACCTAATCGCGTTTCCTCCAATGAAGGTTAAAGGTGATGTTGAGGAGTTTGTTTGGGGACCAATGGAACAGATTTACATCAATGGTGATGGTGATGTAGAGATGATGGCTCCTAACACTCAAGCTCTACAAGCAGATATGCAGATTCAGATTCTTGAAGCTAAGATGGAAGAGTTTGCAGGTGCTCCTCGTGAAGCTATGGGTATTCGTACTCCCGGTGAGAAAACAGCATTCGAGGTTCAACAACTTCAAAACGCCGCTGGCCGTATCTTCCAAGAGAAGATTATGAACTTTGAAGTAATGTTGATGGAGAAGGTTCTGAATGCGATGTTAGAGATTTCTCGTCGTAATTTAGACGTAGCTGATACCATTCGTGTGTTTGACTCTGATGATAAAGTGGCAACCTTCATGAACGTTAACAAAGACGATATTACAGCAAAAGGTCGTCTACGTCCTGTAGGTGCTCGACACTTTGCAGAACAAGCGCAAGTAGTACAAAGCCTAATGGGTATTGCTAATACTCCAGTTTGGCAAGATATTAAACCTCATGTGTCTACTGAGAACTTGGCTAAGATGTTGGAACACAACCTAAGCTTAGGTGGTTGGGATATTTTCAAACCTAACGTTGCAGTTATGGAAGCACAGACAACCTCTGCACTTGTTAACCAATCTCAAGCACAAATCGAAGAAGAAGCACAAGTACCGTTAGTATAAGGAGATAAGTATGAAAACTGTTTGGACTCAAGGAATGAAAGGCGAACAAAAGGAACAGTTCGCCAACGATTTCGCTGGAAGTAAGGTAGTCAGGGATAGACTGGTGGAAATTCTAAGACAGCGTATCTCTGAGAATCGAGAACAACAAATCAAAATGGATGGTTTCGATTGCCCTAATTGGGGCTTCAAACAGGCTGCATACAATAGTAAAGAAAAAACTTTACTAGAAGTTATTGACTTATTACTTTAAGTTATTAGAATTATTTCGTAATCACGTTAAGGAATTTGAATAAGGAGAATTAAATGGCTGACCAAGCAAATTTATTCGCACAGGCTCAAGAGCCACAAGCTCAAGAACCACAACAACCCGTACAACAACCTGCTCCTGCGGCTCCTCAACTGGCTCCAGAAGTTGCGGCTTATGTGGGTGAAGGTCGTAAATACGCTAACGTTCAAGCAGCTTTAGCTAGTATTCCACACGCTCAATCGCATATTGCTAATCTCGAAGCTGAAAACCAACGTTTAAAGCAAGAGAATGAGACTTTGAAGGCTGACCTAGCGAAAGCTAAGAATCTGGAGGACGTAGTAGCGTCTCTTACTGTAAGTCAACAACCAACTGCATCACAAGTGCAAGCAGGTTTAGATGAACAGGCGGTGTTAGAATTACTTAACAAACGTGATGCCCAAGCTCAAGCACAAGCTAACCAAGTAGCGGTAACTAATGCCCTGATTGGTAAATTTGGCGATAGCAATAAGGCGACCGAGGCTCTAAAGGCCAAAGCTGCTGAATTAGGAGTAGGTTTCGATTTTATGAAAGACCTCGCTGCTAAATCACCTAAAGCAGTTCTAAGTTATTTTAATGTCGAATCTAAGCCAACTACTTCGACTGTTATTCCAACAGCTACCCAAACCACGGCGCAATTTCAGACCCCGCCAGAGCCACAACTGAACTTCAAAATGGGTTCAACAGGTTCTACTTCTGACTTAGTCTCTGCCTTCCGTGCATGTGGTTTAGCTGTTAATGGTGGTCAAGAAGTTTCTCACGCTTACTAATTTTTTAAGGAGATTTACATATGTCTGGTGCAACTGGTTCACAAAATACTGGCAACTCACGCCATTTTATTGAGGCTCAACAATATTCAAAATTCATTCTGGAAAACCTACACGATGGTTTCTTGCCAGCAATGATGTATCGTAACGTCTCAGATTTTCCTGCTGGTGAAGTGCTAAACATTAAAACTGTTGGTACGGTAACTATTCAGGATGTGGAAGAAGAAACTCCACTAATCTACAACCCAATCGAGACTGGTAACGTACAGATGCGTATTACTGACTACAAAGGCGATGCTTGGTCTGTTACTGACAAATTACGTCAAGACGGTGCTCAAATCGAAACTCTGATGGCAATGCGTGCTCAAGAGTCTACTCGTGCGATGCAAGAAGACTTTGAAACTCGCTATCTACAAGTAGCTTACGAAGGTCTAACTGCTGCTGATGCTAACGAGATTAACGGCTTTGCTCACAAGCGTATCGCTACAGGTACTAACAAGACTATCGAACTAGAAGACTTGATTTACCTGAAACTTGCTGCTGACAAGGCGAACGTTCCACTAGGTGGTCGTATTCTGATTGTTGACCCAATCGTTGAGGCAACTCTGAATACCAAGTTCCAAATCACTGCAAGTGCTATCGACTCTAACCCATTCTTTATGGATGTGTTTAAAGGTGGTTTTGCTCGTGACCACAAGTTCATTACCAACTTGTACGGCTGGAACATTATCACTTCTAACCGTCTGCCACGTATCGTGAGTGAACAGGTAGGTGGTGTGACAATCACCAACGGTGTTGCGTGTATCGGTATGTGTGTTGCTGATGACAACTGCAAACCTGTAATGTACGCAGAACGTCAAGCTCCTCGTGTTGAGTCTGAACGTAACAAAGACCTTGCCCGTGATGAGTTCGTTGCTCGTCGTCGTTATGGTCTTGGTATCCAACGTAAAGACACTCTGTTTGCACTGCTCGCTTCTGAGACTGCTTACAAGTAATTAATATGACCGGAGTGAGGGATTGTCCCTCCTTCGGTTCTTTACTAGATTTAATCTAAGGAGATTATTATGGGTTTTGAAAATTCTGCTGGTCTTGGTACTCACAACTTCTATGGTCCTCGTGGTACACGCGCACCAAAAGGTGGCATTAAGACCGAAGGTTCCATTATGGAAATGACCTTTGATATTTGGGGTTCTTCTTTCTCGGAAGACTATGCTGAATACAACAAAGTACTTCTGCCTAAAGGTGCTTTAGTTGTTGATGCTTATGCTCACGTATCCGAGGTGTTTGTTCTAGGTGGTACTGACCCTGTTATTGCAGTAGGTACTAAAGGTTCAGAAGATACCAACGGTGTTAAACTGATAGAAGCACAAGCGGAAGCAGTGGGTGTTGTTAAACTAACTCCAGAAGGTACTTGGGCAAGTGCTTTAACTGCTGATACCGAAGTTACCTTCAAACTAGCTGGTACTTCGCCAACTGTGACCGATGCAGGTAAAGTTCGTGTAACTGTTCGTTATGTGAAACTAGGTATCAATCCTGATGCCGCTGCTGGTGCAAAAGGTCAAGGTTCAATCTAAGATAGGTTGAACGAATGCAAGGGAGGGCTTAGGCTCTCCCTTTTCTTTTATAGGTCAAAAATTATACAACTAAGGAGATAGTGTATGGCTAAGATTGTTCTGAGTGATGTTACCTCCGGTTCTTCTGTGACAATTAATCGTAATTTCCAGAAGATTGAGGACGCACTCAATGATGAGGTTCTATTCAGGGATAACCCAGAAGGTGAACCAAACCAAATGGAAAGTGACCTAGATATGAACTCAAATGACATTCTCAATGCTGGTGTTATTAAGGCGAAGCGTGTTATTGCCGATAGCATTGACAATAATACAGAATCTCTAATTGATGGTGGAGTTTCTGACAATGAGATTGTTAAGTGGGATGTGGATACCTCGAAATTCGTGGGCACTGGTGTATTCTCCAATTCTGAGGGTGAACTCGATGTTTCATCTAACTCAGTGTCAGTGGGTGTACACAAAATCGGTAGTATGGGAGAGAACGTAGGGTTCTTTAACAAGGCCACAGGAAAATCTTATTTCCCATCTTGGCAGGGTGTGGGTATTTCTGACAGTGATACTTTTACCGCTGTTACGCGAGTGCATGGCCCTCTCGAATACGTGGTTAGAACTACAAACGTATCTGAGGTTCTAATCAACCCTGAATTTATCGTAACTGTTCCATACAGTGAGACTGTGTTTAAAATCGGATTGTATTGCACTAACGAGGTTCCTAACGTACATTTCAGACTAACGTACAACAACTCTATCGTGTTTGATGGAGATATGGGAAGCAGCCAATCTGTAGGAATGACTACCTTCACTCTACCGACTCCTGTTGATTTACGACAAGGCGCAGTTCTAGTTGCAAAAGCTTACGGAATCGGACAAGACTTGTACGTTAAAGGCGGCAGTGATGGTGTCCCAGCCTACTCTCTATGGATGCGTCCTTGGGTAGATAAGGAACTAGCAACTGTTGAGTATGTTGATGGAAAGCCTCAAGGTAAAGAGACTTTCGTAGAGTTGTTAGATTGCCCAAACACTTACGTAGGGCAGGGTAAGAAACTAGTGGCGGTTAACGAATCTGAGAGTGCTTTAGAGTTTATCCCACACACTCTAGAGTCATTAGATAATGTGCTAATCGTTTCTCCTATCCAAACGGATGGTGAAGTGTTGATGTATAACCTCACAGAAAATCGGTGGGAAAACCAAGCCTTACCGGAGTTCCAAGAGGACATTATAAGAATCAGCTACACTACTCCTAATTCCTTACCGGCTAAACAACTGTTGAGTACATCAAACGTTGGTTCTGTAATTACTTTCAACGTTACGGAGATTGCCAGTGATTTTGTACAAACAGACCTAACATCTGGAGTACTAACTTTCGTCGATAGTGCGAAAGCAATGTTCACTATGTCAGTACAGGTCATTCGAGAAACGGGAGGTGCTGGAGATGCGTTGTGGGGAATGTATGTAGAAACATCAATGGATGGTATCTCATGGAGTCCGGTGTCTGGAACTACAAGATTGCTGTTACTGACTGGTGGTGATTCCGGTGATGTTAAACTCATTGATTACACTGTTCCAATAAGTGTCGTAGCTGGTGAGAAAGTACGATTCAAACAGTACACATCTGACAGCTCCAAACAGATTGGAATCATCAGTAGTCCTCAAACGATTGCTGGAATCCCAACAAATGCTGGTGTCACTTTAGGTGTATACCGAGTACAACACTAATATCAAGGCCCTCTTCGGAGGGCTTTCTTTTACCTGTATATTTTCGTGTACACTTTGATTCAAAACTAATTGGTCTAGGGTGACTTGACAGGTATTGGAGAAGACGAGTATATTAATTAAGTAATGTATAACATGATACATTAAGAAATTATACTTAATTAAATTACTAACTAGTAACAAGGAGTCATTCCAATGGCTGATTTACAACATCAGAATATTCCAGATGAATACTTACATGAAGTAAAAGGAGCTGTTAATGCTCCAATTAACACATTCTTACGTGCCAAAGGTGATGGCACTACTGAGTTTGTCCCACTCAACAATGAGTCATTTCCAACTCCAACAGGTATTTCCATTGACCCTTCTGGCAAAACTGCTGTATATACGCCAATCGTAGGTCGTCAATACATCTTCACTCTGTCCAAATCCTCAGTAGGTGGGCCGTCTGAATACCAGAATGATATTATGGATTACCGTGGCGCAATCATTCCAGTCGGTACTGACTACATGTTGTCCGTTGGTGGTAAAGTGAAATATGTAGCCGGTCAATTCAGCGTTGTTAGTCAAGATGATACGGTAATTCTTAAAATCTCGGAGATTCAGTAATGGCAAAGAAGCGTAATTACAGACAGGAGTACGACAAGTACCAAGGTACTCCAGAACAAAAGAAGAATCGGGCAAAACGGAATGCGGCTCGTCGGAAGATGGAACGTGAGGGAAAAGTTCGTAAGGGTGACGGGAAAGACGTAGACCACAAAAGAACTTTGAAAAACGGTGGCGGTAATGGTGATGGTAACTTACGAGTACGTTCTCGAAGTGCCAACCGTTCCGATGGTGGTAAATCTGGTGACAGAGCTGGTAAGGCTCGTGGTGGTAGAAAGAGTAAACGATAATGAAATATACCGTTATTGATATTGTTCAAGACATGCTGAGTGATTCGGATGGTGATAACGTCAACTCTATTGATGATACCACTGAGTCGTTACAGGCGGCGTACATCCTACGTTCTTCATATGACAACCTAATCACCAACTCAACGATTGATTACTTTCGTCGTGGAGTACAGTTTGATGGTGTCAGTGATGTGGATAAACCAAACTACTTAAAGCTACCTGACAACATTCAAGAGATGACTTACTTGGCATACGATACCTCAATGAAAGAGCGTCCAGTATCTTACACTGAGTTAAAGTACCTGTATCCAGATGAGTTCTTAGCTCGACAAGCTACTCTCAATTCAGGTCAGGCCAACGTACAGAAAGTCCGTGATTACAACGGCATTGTGTACTTCATCCAAAACGATAAAGCTCCACAATTCTGGACTTCATTCGATGATGAGTATCTTGTATTGGATAGCTACAACAAAGACGTAGAATCTACAATCCACAAAGATAAAACTCAAGGCATCGCTTATATTAGTCCTAAGTTTGTGATGGAAGATGATTGGATTATTGATTTACCTGCTGACATGTTCCCATACCTAATCAGTGAAGCGAAAGCAGCATTCAGTGCCAAGATTAGACAAATGGACTCAGCTAAAGACGAACAATGGGCTACAATCCATCGTCGTCGTATGAGTCGCAAGAGTTGGCAAGCCAAAGGTGGTATTCGATTACCTAACTACGGCAGACCAACATCTTCAACTAGCCCAAATCGTCGTAGTCCATATTTCGATAAATCTTATTAAGGAGATATTAATGGCAGTAACAAAGGAATTTAAAGTAGAGATTACAGATAACGAAGGTACGCTATACGAGATTAAGTTTGAAGGCGGTGGTCAAGTACCAGAGTTTCTTAAAGGCCAATACACCTCAAGAGCGTTCGCTTGGCAGCGCATCAAACAATACCTAGCTACTGAAAAACGAGGAGCAAAAGCAAATGGCAAGACAACAGGCTAATCTAGAATACAATCAGTTTCAGTCTGGTCTAATTACAGAGGGGAACATTCTAAATCTGCCTATTGATTCTTTCAGAGAGGGTGAGAACTTCATCCTCTCAAAAGCTAACGCTTGGGAAAGACGCAAAGGTTTGGGTTTGGAAGATTCAGGTACTTTGTATCCTTCCTACGTAGACTTCTCAGACCAAACTTTAGTATCTAGTGTTCACGTATGGCAAACTCACTATAGTGCCATTCCAGAAATTCTAGTAGTACAGTTCGGTGATAAATTACATTTCTTTGATACTTCTGTTGACCCGTTATCTAACGGGAAATTGTTTATTAACAACCAAGAATTTTTAACCACAGAAGGTACAACAGAGGATATTATTAGTGGTGCTTCGGTAGAGGGTATCTTTGTATTTGCAACTCAGGATGCAGACCCTATATCACTCCAGATTATGGATATTCAATCAGACTCAATCACTGCCCGTACTAAAATCGTAGTAGATAGAAAGGTTCTGTTCCTTGAAACTCGTGATGTGTGGGGACGTTCGGCTCCAAGTAAAGAACGGCCAAAAACCCTATCGTCAGATTATCTGTACGAGCTAATTAACCAAGGTTGGGATACTAAAAAGATTAACTCAACTTATGCCACAATCGGTGCTTATCCTAGTGGCTACGATATTTGGTGGTTATATAAAACAACTGCTGGTACAGACGCTAACGCAATCGGAAAGTTTACTCCAAGTCGGATGAAAGACAGTACAACTACCGGTATCGGTCAGGAACGTCAAAACACTCCTGCACCTCGTGGTTCTACGGTAGCGTCATTACAAGTGTTAGCTAGTGGTAAACCTTCTTGCATTCAAACATTCGCAGGTCGAGTATTCTATGCAGGATTCCAAGCAACCCCAAGAAAAATTGATGATGTACGTCCTGATTTCCGTAATCACGTATTCTTCTCACAGTTAGTTAAATCTAACGCAGAGATTAACAAGTGTTATCAGTTTGCTGACCCCACAAGTGAAGTAGACAGTGCTCTTGTTGATACAGACGGTGGTTTCATAAAAATCAACGCAGCTCGTAAGATTGTTGCAATGGAAGAAGTTTCCAGTGGTCTGTTTATCATTGCTGAAAATGGAGTGTGGTTGTTGAGTGGTACGTCAGATGGTCTGTTCTCTGCTACTGGTTATCACGTAGACAAGATTACTGACTACGGTTGTGTGTCTCCACGTTCTGTTGTGGCATATGGTGATACCGTTTTCTATTGGGCAGAGGAAGGAATCATTGTCCTATCTCCAGACCAAACAACTGGAAAACACTCTGCACAGAATCTAACAGAACTAAAGATTCAATCCTTATATAATGAGTTAACTACTTCTAGTAAGGTTAAGTCGGTAGGTACTGTAGAACGTACAGATAAATATGTCCGCTGGCTAGTTAGTGAAAATGCCAATCCAAATAACTTTGACCTAGAGATTATCTTTAGCTTACGTTATGGTGCATTCTTCATTAACCGGTTCAAGAGTGACATTACTGTAGCAGAAAGAGTTACCGGATATGTTCCAGAGCGTAACGTTATTGGTAATAAGGTAGTTAGTGATTACTTTATCGTTGCTGGTATAGATAGAGTTAAAGTAGAGTCTGCTGATGTTACAGTCCCATTGGGACGTAGAATTGGTGATGAAGAGTTCAGAGATACTAAGTATCTAACAATCAAAAGTGATGATGATTCGTTTGGATTCTATTCGTTTAACCAAGATAACTTTAAAGACTTCGGCCTAGTTGATGCAGAGGCTTACCTGTTAAGTGCTCCACAGAAATTAGACGATACTCAACGCCGTAAACAAATTACAAGCCTAGCAACTCACATGCTGAGAACTGATACTTGGTTCAAAGATGTAGATGGAGAAGTTACCAGAGAAAACGAATCTAGCATGTTGCTACGTATTCGTTGGGACTTTACCGACTCTCCTACGGGCAACAAGTGGACTGATATTACTCGTCACAGTCAGTGCTACCGTTACCGTAGACCGATGAATCTCAAACAGGGTATCAATGTGTACCCTTATGAAGTAATCACGGCCAGAGAGCGAATTAGAGGCTCAGGAACGGCATTCCAGTTTGAGTTCAGAACAGAGCCAAACAAGGATTGTAAGTTGTTAGGTTGGGCAGTAACCGTTAGTGGAGGTACTAAGGTATGATAAACATTTACATGGACAGTAAACCGGAAGTTCTTGAGGAATTGTATATTAGTGGTCTGTTTGAGGATAATTTTCTTGAGGCAGACCCTCGTTCAACTAAATCAGTCTTCGAGTTGAATCTAGAAAGCTGCTATAATCTCCTTGCGGCGGGTATGATGAAAATCATTGTGGTCAGAGATGAGGAAACTCCAATCGGATACCTGATTTACAATGTAGTTCCTAAAGACCTATTCACCAAGGAATGTGTAGCATCTACTATTTGTTTGTACCTAAAACCAGAGTATCGCGGTGGTACGGTGTTCAAGAGAATGTTGGATTTTGCTGAAAGTTCCGCACACAGGTACGGTGCAACAGTTCTCCACATTGGCTTAACTCCTACTACCGCCTCTCTAGAACGATTTGGGTATCACGTAGATAACATCGTTTACAGTAAACTATTGGAGGTGTGATATGGCAACTGCCGCTGCTGTAGCTGCTGCTCAGGTTGTTGCTGCTGGTGCGGCTGTCGCTGGTACAGTCGTATCAATTGCCCAATCTAGCAAAGCAACTAAAGAACAACGAAAACAGCAAGATGTACAATCTCGGATTGCAGATGTTGAGCAAGCCCGTAGACGTAACCTTGCTTTACAACAAGCCCGAATCCAACGAGCAAGAATTGAGAATACTGCTGCTCAAACCGGTACGTCCGGTAGCTCCGGTGAAGCAGGTGCTGTAGCGTCCATTAGCTCACAGACCAATGCTAACCTGAGTTTCTTAGACCAAACCCGTCAGCTATCTAAAGAAGCTAGTGGTTATTCTCAAAATGCTGCTAAAGCTTCTAGCCGAGCTAATACTGCTGGAGCTATTGCTAACATTGGAATGCAATATGCTGACTTTGGTCAGTTCGTTAAAGAATAATTTAAGGAGATAAGAGATGGCAATTGGTGAAGAATTTGTATATTCCAATCCACTAGAAATGGGACAAGAGCAACAATTTGAACCTATTTCATCTAAGAAAGAGGTAGCTATTCGTGAATCCACTAGTAAGTTCCGTACTGGTGATAACGACCTTATGAAAACTTATATGGAAGCGTACAATGCTGACCCAATTGTCCGTCTAGCTAACTCTCAACAAGAAGCTAAGGAAGCTGCTTTAACTGGTACAGCAATGGCTATTGATGAGCTTGCTGGAGATAATCCACAAGTATTAGCTAACTCTGCTGCACAACTGACTAAGATTGCTAACGATGCGTCTGTAGATTATGACCGTGAACTAGGTGCTGAACTGGCCTACGTAGACTCACTGAACACTAACCTAACTCCAGAAGAACGGGAAGATGCTGCAACTCAATTATGGGTTCGTCGTCAAATCGGTGAGGTGTGGGATGAAGGTTTGTGGGGAACTATGACTTCTATGGATGCCCTAACTGCTATGTTCTTACCGGGTTATCACAGTGCTCAATCTGCTGATTTCCTACAGGCAGTAAGTCCAGAAGCCGGTAACTGGTTCACTGAGTTTATGACTTCCGGTGGTGGCCTAGCAGACCTAGGAAAACGTTTTATGGGATTACCTCCTAAAGAACGTATTCGTGCATTTAAAGAGTTGCGTAAAGCTGCACAAGAAGCAACAGATAACGAGTTCCAACAGATGGTACTCCTAATGTCTGCTACTGGCGTAGAGACTGAATCCAACACTCAACTAGCTTCTATTCTAGATAAGGTAGATACAGCTACTCTAGGCTTAACTGGTATCAAAGCAGTGTCGGCTTTAAAACGTCTATCGTCTACTGCTCGAAATGTAGCACACGTTCCAGATGTTGCCGCTACCGTTGTAGACGTTGCCTCTCGTTCTGAGGATGCCGCTAGTGCGGTATCAATGTCTCGTTTAGATGCAGCTACTACTGCTGCTCCTATTCAAGATATGGGAGTTATCCTAGAAGGTGCTGCTCCAGAGATTGCACACGAAGTTCAGAAACGTTGGTCAACTGTTGATGCTATCTTTGCTGAGACTAAGAACGTAGCCCGTGAAGGCGTTCCACTGACTCCACAAGAGCAACAAGCATTTGCTGAGAAGATTGCTGCACGTATTGCGGAGCGACACGAAGTATCTAACCTGACATTTGAAACTACCGACAAGGGTGTGAAGTTCAAGTATGACATTGTTAACCCTATGACTGGTGCAACACAACTACGTAACGTTACTCCAGAGATTATCGAGTACAACCAAGATGCAGTACGTGGTGGTTTCTACACAGACAAGATTAGCATGATGGCTAAGGCAATGGCTAAGGTAGTGAGTCCAAACACTTCACTAGACCGTGACCGTGCATTCTATGTGGATACATTCACTCGTGTATTGGGTCAACGTGCTAAGATTCGTAGTGGATTCCAAAAAGCTATGAATGAAGGTTTGAAAGGTGTTAATACTGAGGGATTACAAAAGCTAGATGTGATTCTAAAGAAAGGCACACTGAATGATGAGGTATATTCATACCGTGATTTGGTGAAAGGTGACAGACCTGATTTACCTCAACTTAATGATGCTGAGTTCAAAGCATACGCCACAATGCGCCAGATTGCTGACCAAGGTTGGCAGATGATGAATGAGGACTTATATAGACAGCTTAAATACCGTGGAAACAAAACTGTACAGATTGGTGAACAGTCTGCGTATTCTAAAGTTTACGAAGACGCTACCAGTGCTAAACAAGGTTTCCAAGCTCGTAAAGAGAACTATGTGTATGACCCCGTTAATGACCGAATCATCACTGACATGACCGGTGAAATGTTGGATGATTTCTATCAGAAAGGTTATCAACTGACTTATCTAGATACTCCAAACGAGTTCTGGATGAAAGGTAGTGAGGGTTTGAAATTCGCTATCGTTAAACGTGAATCTATCCGTGACCTTGACCCACTGGTTCTAAATAGTCGTAAGGGCTATATGCCTCTTATCTACAAGGATGCTTACCACTTTGTTAAAGAGGAAGTTCCAATCAATGTAGATGGTAAGACTCGTGCATACAACAAGACAATCCGTTACTTTGATAACGTAGTGGATGCTGAACGATATGCTGAGACTCTTAAAGCACGTAACCCTGACAAGAATTACAAAGTTCTACGTGACCGTGAGATGGATGCTGCTGAACGTGATGCAGATATTATCAACGTGTACGGCGGTAAGTTCCGTAGTGCTCGTGCTGAGGAACGTATCAAGTTTGGTCCAGAAGGCGTAGAGGCAGAGTTCATTTCTCCAATCGAAGCGTTAGGCCAATACTTCGGTAACATCTCAACTCGTTACCCGATTAGCGAATTGAAACTGGCACTACAAGACCGTTGGATGAACCAAGCTAGTAAGTATCTAGGTAATGATATTCGTACCGAGAATTTCCAAGCTGCTCGCGGTATTGTGGCTGAGAAACTAGATGATGCGCTAGTTCGTGACAAACTATTGATTGCTCATGACCAAGTATCTCAGATGATGAGTATTATGAGTAAGGAAGAACGTGATATGTCCAACATGGCTAATTCTCTAGCAGAGTATCTAGACCGTAAGGACAAGCGTGGACTGGCAGAAGGTTTATATCGTATTAACCAATCTGACCCAATTCAGAATATCAAAGGCGCTGCGTTTAACGTACTGCTAGGTTTGTTCTCTCCTGCTCAGTTCTTGGTACAGGCTATGGGTTCTACTGTAGCAGCTTCAATCAGTAAGCAACACTCACTGAAAGGGTTTGAGCGAATGACTAAGTTACACTTCTTAGACTTAGCAAAAGACCCACGTATTGTTGAGAGTCACTTACAACGTATTGAGAAAACTTTACCGGATATTCGTGAGTTCTACGAAGGATGGAAGAAGTCAGGCTTATATGATTCTGTTGTTACTGCTCAAGGTGACTACCGTATTGCGGCTAGTGGCATTCCAGTAACTAAATCCATGATGAGCCGATTCTTAGAGAAAGGTCGATTCTTCTTTGAACAAGGTGAGTTGGTTACTTCTCGTATCTCGTTTGGTATCGCTTACGAAGAGTGGAAGGCAGCTAACAAGGGAGCTAAGTTTGACGATATGGCATTGAAACAAGTGCTTGCTCGTACAGAAGCATTCCGTTTGAATATGTCACAATCTAACCGTGCTTGGTTCCAGAAAGGTTGGCAATCAATTCCGTTCCAGTTCCAACAGGTTGCTACTAAATCTATCGAGGCTATGTTAGGCACTACCCTATCCACCCAAGATAAGATTAACCTAGTGACAGGCCAGCTAATGCTGTTCGGAGCCGGTGGTATTCCTTACGGTAACTTGTTAGTTGATTCTGCTTTATCGTGGGCAGGTATAGAGCCACAAGACCTAAACCCTATGGTGATAGTAGCTTTGAAACAAGGCTTCACTGGATTAGCTCTAAGAGGCTTTGGTGTGGATGCAGACGTGGCTACTCGCTTCGGTAACTTGAATGCTGTAGAGGAGACTCTTACTAGATTCTTTAGTGGGGATTACTCACTGCCAGAACTAGCGGCAGGTGCGGCAGGCGGTGTGTACGGACGTGTTTTTGGCTTCGGTACTAACCAGATTGGGTTCTTGGAGAACATGGTGTTTATGGGCAAAGTGGCGTTATCTGCGGATGACTTAACACTGACAGATGCTGTTAACATGGTTCAGTTTATGGGCGAATCATTGCTAGAGATTCCAACATCAACTCGTAACTTAATCGGTGCGTATTTGATGTATAACGGACAAGCAATCATCAAAGCTAACGGACAACCATTGTGGCAGCAAGAAGTTAGTGTGGCTCAAGCCTTAACAAAAGCATTGGGCTTTAGTCCACAGTCTGTGAGTGAATACTATGAGGCACAAGATTCAGTGAAAGCACGTAGCGACCTAAAACGTAACTACGTGAATTTGTCAGTGAACCTTATTAACAAAATGGCTATGGCGTGGGATAATAACGACGAGGCTGGAGTGAGAGCAACTGGTTTAGTTATGAACTGGATTGATAGCTCACTTGCAGATGACCCCGAAGGATTATACCAATTACGTCAAGCTGTAGTTGATGAGCTGCTAAGTGGTAGCGAACCAAAAGAAGAGTTCATTCGCAACATGATTATTAAACAGCTTCGCTCAGGTGATACTTTCCACAGTTCATCAGACCGTTACAATGTAGATGTAATTGATGCACTACAAGGAGAATAAAGTTATATGGCAACTAATATCTTTGACACAAGCAACTCTATCCAAGCAGTAGCTTCTAATCAAACTCCAATTCAAGCTGGTATTCAAGATGATACTCCCGCACGAGTCGTTCAGGCCGTCGGGAGCCTTGGTCACAAGATTGGTGGTGATGTAGTTTCTCAGAGTGTTGTTAACGATGCTCGAAACATTCTAGATAACCCACAAGATATAGAAATCCCTACTGAGATTCAACCGTACTTAGACCGTATGGGTGGATTAGCAGATAAGGTTAAAGCTGGTATGCAACGCCGTGAGGCACAGGTTAAAGCCCGTGCCATCATGGCAGAAGCAATCAACCAATATCCATTCTTTGCTAAGGAAATTCGTGAACGTGGTGCTACTTTGTTTGGCATCGGTTCATCTAGTTCGAGTTTGGGTAAGGTAGATATGGAGCTATCTCCAGAAGAGAAAGCCCTGAATGATTATCGTGAGAAGGTAACACAGACTCAGTTAGAGTTCGGTGTATCTCAACAAACTGCAATGAACTTGATTCAATCACAGCGTCAGAGTGAGATTCGTAAACTCAATGCTGAGAACTTCACAGATGATATTTATGTGGGAGTTAATGACGCGACTATTCGTGCTCAAGATGAGATTTTCCGAACCATGTTCAACTCTCCAACTGGTACATTGGGATTGGAACAACAACGTGCTCTAGAGATTGGAATAGAACGTAGTGCTGTCCAGTTACAGAAAACCTTAATGCAGTCTGCTACTAACCGTGGTGCGATTACTAAGGACACGTTTGAAACTATTGACCTACAAGTTAAACAGTTCAAACAAAACATGAAGACGTTGATTAGTGACCAGACAGCTATGAAATGGGTTAAAGCTCAGAATGATTTGGCTGCGGAAATGATTACAGCGTGGGGCAACCAGAACTATGGTGGCCTAACTTACTTAGCCAAGAACAACGCTATTCCAGACTCAATGAAAGAGTCCATCTTCCGGTCTATGGCTGGTGATGAACGAGCTAAGGCACTGATTAAGAACAACCCATTCCTGTCAGACCTAATGACTAAATCTCAGAACTTGGGATACAGCTTACAGCGAGCTTATGGTGCGGTTACTAACGAAATGGTGGGTATTACTGCCAACCCCGAACAAGAGAAAGAGATTGAAAAGGTGGGAGAGACTGAGAAAGTTGTTTCTACTACATTAGCTCTAAACAACAAGCAAGGTGGGGCGGTATATAACCTAGATATGATTCGTAATAATAGTGCTACTGCACAACCTGTTATCGACAGAGCTTTGCGGTCTGCACCAGAGAACATTACTCGATGGTTAACTCCTCAGTACAAAGCTACTTTTGCACGAGATAAAGAGTTGATGAAAACCACTATCGACCACGAGCTAGATGTAGTTACCAGTGCGTTACGTGGACGTATGGTAGCAACAATGGACAACCTAGATGACATTAAGATTCTAGTGAATACTGAGCCAGATAAGTTCTACTATGGTTCACAATACCGTCCAGAGCAAGCCCGTGGTGGTATGTACACTGGCCCTGCTGGTAAAGAGAAAGTGGTTATTAATGGTGTGGAGGATACTTATGTTAAGTCTCGATTGATTGATACGTACAACGTATTGAAAGAAAATCCTGATATTTGGCAGAACTTTGCTGCTTCTCCAGAAGAGTACTTAGAACTGTTAATCAAACGTCCTATCGACTGGAAACAACCTCTTGAGGTTAAACGCCAGAAGGCAGACGCTCTAGAGAATGCTCCAGAACGAGGTGGTGCTCCAAAACGTACCATGATGTTGTCTAAGGAAGAAGAGAAAGCCTTCGAGGAATTTAGACAACAAGGTATTACTCCAGACGCTTTGAAAACTATCTATGCAGGACTTCGATACAAAGACCCACAATCTGGTAAGGTTGATGAAGGTGCTCCAGAGTTAATGGACCCATCGAATCTGCTAGGTAAGTATGAACAATACTATAGAGGTTAAGTATGAAACGTGCTATATTACTCTTGGTGATGATTCTGTTCTTACTCGCACCGTTCCACATTAGAGATGGCCCTACCTTGGGCCTCTCTCTTATCCGCTGTTATGACCACAAGGTCTACACTTCTATTTCTTCTCTTCAATATAAAGGGATACCGCTAGAGCGTATTCTCCACATCTACGATAGCTCAGGCTTTGTCGATAATTCCAATACTTACTCTATGCGCCTTAATATTGTTGCAGCTTATTTGGACGCTATGGGAGGTACTTATGCTAAACGACTGGAAGTCTGCTCTAATTAGTACGTTCCTCTCTGTTGTAGTGGCTATTGGTGGTACTACTCTATCTTGGTCTTATAAGGTTGGTCAGTTTGAAACTGAGGTCCGTCAGTTGCAAAGCCAACAATTAGAGAACAGGGAGTTAGTTAACCAACTTCGACAGATGAATGAGAACTTAGTAATTATCCAGACTGAGATGAAATACTACCGGAGGGATATTGATGACCTACGTAAAAAGCAGGATGAAATCTCTACTCGTCTCGACAGGTTTAGTGCTGGTCCTATCTATTAATGGGTGTAGTTCTCTGTCTCCAGTAGAGATTGCTAAGGATGTTTTACTTCCTGACCAGAATGCTGGTTTACAAGTAGATACTCAGATTGGAGATAAAGAATACTCTATGGGTTCTAATCTTGAGGTGAAAGCTGAAAAGGTTGAGAATGTAGTAGGTAGGGATAACGTTAAGAATGAAGCCCAAGTAATCAACCAGACCAATGTTCCAACATCGTGGTTCATTGTGGGAGTCTTAGGCTTCTTTTTGATGACAGCAGTAGCCATAATTGGTTGGCTAATGCCAGTTCCGAAGTGGTGTAAACGAGAATAAGATAAGGGCCTTAATTGGCCCTTTCTTTTATATGATAAACAGGAACATGATTATAATCCACATAGCTGCTAGGTTATTATCCATTGGGGATAGCCTCCATGTTTAGTTCCTTATCTCGTGCATTTGCCCATTCAATGTATTGCCGCTGGGTTTCTAGTTCTTTTGCTCGTACAGCAGAATCAATAATGTCTTGGCAGTCCTCAAGCACGTCTTTGTGCCCTCTATTTCCTGCCATGAGAGCTTTCTTAATCAAATGTTGTAATGCACTATTACGAACACTAAACGCTTCCAGAACGCTGTACACGTCGATTGTGACCGTATTACCTTCCAAGTATTTGTCTTGGATTAGTACATCGTATTTATTGTTTGCCATTGTTATCACCTCTCAAAATCCAGATAATCAAACCACCAAGTAAAAGAACTAACCATATTCGTACTACTTCATCCACAGTGTCCTCCATTGATAGGAATTACCTATTTATTGATAGGTAAAACCGATTTGACAGGCATTTGATTGGAATAGTATATTAAGTAGAGAGAGTTAATCATACTAATTCAATATTACCTGTATTCACTTTAACTACTCTTTCATGTTCTACTTGCTTTACTTTCAAACTATTGATTGTACTAATATCAATTACCCTTTCTCCAATACCTAGTTGATATAACTCAACTCTCTTAGGAGTAATCTTAATTACCAATCCTCTGATTAGTTCCTTGGAACGTTCACCACGACGAACCATAGCAACTACCTCATCTCCAACGTGTACTTCATTTCCAAGAAAATCAATCATAGATAACTCCAAACTGGTTCTTCTTTTGTGGTGTTTGCAATAGCTTCCACATCAATCACTTCTAAACCCATTCTGTCAACTGCTGCTCGCTGCTTAATATACCAACCATCTTCTTTAGAGATGTATATGAGATAGTAATCCTCACTGAAACCCCACCCCTCCATAAAAGTCTGTCCGGTAAATCCGACAGAGGTTACTCTAGGACTGGCCGTAGCCACACCTGTTGCATCAGCCAGAATCTCTAGAGCAAGTTCTACTGAGAAGTCTGGCCCAAATCGGAAAGCTACTCCCCTCAATTTCTCTCCCATCACACCACCTCGTTAGACATATTAAGTACGTATTTGTGTTTGAATTGCTCAAGTAACCATAAGATATTCTCTCGTGTTAGGTTAGTACTGGCCCGACCATCTAAGTAACCATCTTTGTCGTAACCAAGAACAATTACAGATTCATAATTACCTTTGGCAATCTCCAACACGTTATCTGGATTGACCGCAGCGTTTCCGATACCAATTACATCACTCATTATCTAATTCCTTCATAGTTTCTACGAAAGCATCATGGTCTACTTGTTCCATGTTATCACCTCAAAAAGAAAGCGGAGAGGCCATAAGACCAGCTCCGCCATAAATACAATCAACAATGTTTAACTCTCCGAATCACCTCATCCTGCTTCCCATCATTGAATCCGCGTTCTGTTGGATTACCTAGATAACCACAGACTCGCTTAGTCACCTCCAACCGGCTATCGTGACAGCCACAGTTAGGACAAGTAAAGCCTTGGTCAGTTGCTACTGCATCAATATGAGAGTTACAGGCATGACAATAATCAATTACACAGTTAGTACCACAATAGGCAATACCTATCGTTTGGGCATGAGTCCACAATACATCAATGTAAGTGTGAAGTAATTCCTCTTGCTTACGTGAAATGTGTGGAACTTCTGCATAACTAATACGACCACTGTTAGCAATGTGGTGGTAAGGTTCCTCGAACTCCAACTTGAGTAAAGGATTCACACTGTACTCCACATCCAAGTGGAACGAGTTAGTGTAATATTTCTTGTCAGTAACGCCCTTAATTACGCCATAGTCAGCTTTATCTAGTTGGGCAAAGCGAAGGCATAGGGATTCACTTGGAGTGCTGTATAGGCCATACGCAAATGGTTCACTCATCTTCCACAAGTTAGTTGCGTCTTTGAGCATACGTACAACTTTCAAACCGAACTCTTTCTTCTTCTCACTCTCGAACATGTGAGGCTCATCAGGGAACATAGCGTTACACATCTCATTCACGCCGATATAACCTAACGATACGGAAGCTCGGTAGTTGTCAAAGAGTTGCATGATTTCGTCTTCGGGGTCAAGTCGATGACCCAAGGCTCCTTCACAATACATGAGAGGGGCAACCTTGGCTTTAACTCCACGGAATCTATTGATTCGACATTGCAACGCATCGTGTGCGATTCCCAAGATACGTGACAATTCACTGTAGAAGTAGTCAACATCACCACGAGAACGCAAGGCAATGCGAGGCAGATTAATACTAACAACACCCAAATTATTACGGCCATTCCAAACCTCTTTTCCTGTTTCTGGGTCTTCCCATTTGTGTAAGAAAGAACGGCATCCCATTGGAGTACAACCGTTACCATCGGCTCGTAATGCTGGCATATACAGCATATCTGGATAGTCACGCTTAGACGCACACTCAATAGCTAAACGACGAATGTCAGAGTTAATACAACCGTGAACACTGTCGTTAATTCCTTTCTCTACCTTGTACACCAATTTAGGGAAGATAGCAGTCTTACCTCGACTACCTAAACCCTTGATACGTTGCCGTAGGATACCCTCTTGGACTAACTTAGCTTGCCATGAAGTACCTAATCCAAATCCCAACGTAACGAACGGAGTCTGTCCGTTAGAAGTGTGGAGAGTGTTTACCTCATACTCCAAGCCTTGACACGCATCTAGAACCTCTTTACGAGTTTGATTGGTAGCGTACACAACAGCCTTATCATGGTCTGCTATATACTGTTTACCCACTTCTAAATGCTTTTGATATGACATTTTGACATAAGGCTCCATCAATAAATCCACATCGTTAATACTAATACCGCCATATTGGCTAGAACTAATATTTGCGATGATTTGGACAAGGACTGCCATTGCCGTAGTAACAGATTTAGGTGTTTCAATTTCAGCAGCTCCCATCTTAAAACCTTTGAACATTTCTTCAATATCCAACAGGCAGCAGTTAGGCATAGGCATAGCTGGACTGTAATCTAAATCGTGGACGTGAATATCACCGTTATTGTGAGCAGCAATAATCTCAGGAGTTAACCACTCTACAGCTAACTCCTTACAAACCTCTCCAGCAATCATGTCACGCATAACGTGGATACAGTTGGCATCCTTATTAGCGTTGTTACGTAGTAAGTTAGAGTCAGCTTTACTACCAATAATTGCTGAACAGTTACTCAGTAATGTACTCATTAATCATCTCCTAAGCATCTCAATTTCTTCTCGTTGTTGTTTAACGACATTCTCAAGGTGTGTGATGTAATCAGTTACCCTGCGCTTATCGCACAGGGTTTGACAACAGGAACTAATCTCAGATTTTGCAAGCGCCGCCTGCACAGTCAGCATCTTCTCGCACATAATCGTAATTACCCTCATCTACTTTGATAGCCTTGGAGCTACCACCGCATTCAGAACAACGTTTGATTTGCATGAAATAGTCATCACCTAACTCAAACTTAGTTGGGCTGGCTACGATTTTAATACCTTCATGCTCCGCACCACAGTTTTCACATTTGAACATCATACACGTTTCTCCTTACTCCAACATACAGAACAAACAGCTCGATAATTATCAGTACCAACTTCAATCAAAGAATCACCACCAGAAATACGCATGTTGTGTACCGCATTCTGATTACCACACATTTCACAAGTGTGTTGTAACTCATACATCCGGTTTGCGTACTTGGCAATCTCTTTCCATGCCTCAAACGTATTGTCGAGATAATCAGTCTTTAAACTGTAGAATGCTACGTTAGGGATGTTGTGGAGATTTGCCTCAAGGCAGATTAGCTTAATGAAGTCGGGACTAAAGAATTGTGCCTCATCAACGAGCAAACAATCAATACCACCAGACAAAGAAATTACCCGAACAAGTTCTTCTTGGGTTCCAATTGGGGTACACGGTCGAGTGCGTCCATCCCGTGAACGTACACCTTCATCACGAGTATCCACCTCTGGCTTAATAATCAAATAGTTATTCGGACCTTTCTTTTCCAATTGTTCTACTGCGTTAATTAGGGCAGCCGTTTTACCGGCTCCCATAACTCCAGTAGTTAGGATGATGTTTGTACCATCCAAGTTAATTTCCGGTTCTAGTAAGTACGGACTACCCATTACTTCAAATCCTCTTCCTTAACAAAACCACCATTAATGGTTTTACCTTTGCGCTTGTTAATCTTCTGGAATGCAGTGTTAGCACATTCAGCGAGGGAGTAACCACGGCGTTCACACAGAGTGATTAAGACCACAATCATATCACCGATTTCTTCTTTACAGTGTTCGTGACTGTGACCCTCACAGAACGCTTCGATAACCTCACACAACTCCTCTTCCAACTTCATAAGCTGGACGTTCTCATCACCGTTGTGAACAATATCTTTTTCATAATGCCATAAAGTAATGTTTTGAACAGTTGCAGGTAAGTAATCATTTTTGCTTGATGTATTAATCATAATTGTGTTCTCAACTCCATCATTGGAAGAATTGCTTCTTCTAGTACTCCAATTAAATCTCTTGGTTTCATACCAGTAGCTTGTGATAGGGAATGTAATGCTAATATATCATCAAGAGGAACACCGTACATGGTGGACTTAATCTGTTCAGATGCAGCCATAGCATCACCAAGTGTGTACTCTTTTATCTCATCCATTGCTATATAAGCAGGAGCCACTCCTGTAGGTCCAAAGGCCATTATTTATCCTCCCGTAAACGAATATAACGAGGGTGACGGAACTGACCAGATTTAGTCAATTCCCAACATTCAACTTCAATAATTTTACGTGGTGTACTTTCAAAACTTGGATATTGTGACCACCACCACTCACGTTCTTTATCAGTGAATCCAGTACCAACATTACCCATTGGAGTAAGTAGTGCTCCCATACGCCCTTTATGTTTACCAGTACCCTCTACCATACCAATGACTTCAACATCGTAAGTCTCGTTAGGTTTCACTTTGTAGAGTTTACCTTTACCATCAATTTCACGGAGAACTAAACCCTCGTGTCCCTCAGCTAAAACAAGACTCAAAGCAGTATTAATATCCTCCGCAGTTGGATTGATATAGATACCTAAATCTAAACGTTTATCAACAACAGGAAATAGAGAGTAAACATGCTCACCATCAACGGAGCCAACAGCAGTGACACAGGAACGACAGTGAGATATAGACTCTTCCCAACTCCCATAATAAATTTCTGCATCGGAGATTTCCTCCGGTACATTTTCTAAGTTATATAACGGCTTACCGTTACGTGAAATTGGGTTTCCTGCTTCATCGCGGAGCATACGAACACCATCAATTTTGATTGTGAATTGCCAAGCACCTTTAAGGTCTTTACCAGTCCAAGGTACTGGATGTGGATAATTATACTTGCTCATCTCAACTCCTCTAACCACTCAGTTGGAATGTGTGCTGGTTTACCCTTACAATCGTATGCAAGGATATCTTCTTTAGCACACCATTGCATATACGTTGTTTTGGAAACTTTAGTAATCCGGTTAGTGCCCATCTGGAACACCATACGAATATCTAAAGTCGGGTAACATTTCTTGATACGCTTCATTTTAACACGGTCAGAAGCAGTAAACCGACCCTTCAATTCCAGATACATCTTACTTCCGTCTTTCTTAATCAAGACAAAATCAGGCATATAATGCTTAGTTAACGTAACTGGATATGGTAATTTCTCTGTCTCATACTCATAAGGTACTGGACAGTTTTTAGCAAAGTCATGCTCGAATCCGCTACGGAAGCCCGACTTGCGGGCCTCGTAACGTTTAGACACACGACACTTACGCGGCGTAATCTTCACGAAGTTTGTCCTCCTCTTTGCGACGATGGTACTCAGCACGTTGGCGACGACGAGCTTTTTCTAGGAAAGTTGCTTTGTGCTTTTGACGATTTTTGTGTTCAGTATTACGCATCTTTAAATACTCCGTAAGCTTCTTTAAGGTCTGTAAACATTTTATCAGCGATATATGCTGCCAAGTCTTCATATTCAAGAGACTCAAATAGAGTTCTAGTTACATGAGCTACAGCATACATATCATTGTGGGTTAGTCGGTCAATAATACGAGCTACAAATTTGTAAGTCATAGTGTACTGTTGGTATTCGGCAGTTACTGCTATTACCGTAAAACGTTCGTAGGAGGGTTCCACATTTCACCTTCTTTACGTTGAATCCAAAGCAATCGACCAATTTGGATAAGGATGTTCTCGTCACGCATACCTGCTTTAGCATAGACTTGGCGAACGTAAGTCCACATATCTAATTCAGTAGTCAGTGATTCCAATCCAGATTTGATACCAGCAATTAATTTCTTACCAGTTAACTTATAATAGCCGGGAATATTATCAGTCGTGTCACCAGAAAGGAGTTGGAGATAGAAGTGTCGTAGAGCTTCTACTTTGTTCACCGTGTAGAACTCAGCAGGGAAGTCTTTACCATTGATGTTACGACTCCAACGCATGTGATTACCTTCAATCATATCCATATCTTTATCAATATGACATAACAGAAGTTCATCGTAACCTTCCATACCCCCACTCATCAAGATGCCGCAACCATCGTCAGCTTCGTAACCGTCACAAACAATCGTTGGATGGCACTCCATGAGATAGTTTTTGCACTCATCAAGATAGAAAGGTGTGTGCATGTCGGTGCGATTGCCCTTGTAAGGGTATCCTTTAGGATGTGGTAAATCATATCGGTAGTTATTACCGCCACCAATAAACAACACATAATCGTCACACTGAGCATCATCTAGAATACCTTGAATAAACTTCTCACAACGAGATACAGCAAATTGAGGAGGCGCTGTGGCCTCCCATACTTGAATTAGAGAGTCTTGTACCGACTTGGGAGCATCACTCTTACGTCGATAACAATCACCCTCCGGTGTTTCATAGTGATAATCTTCACAGCTAATTGCCGAAGCAAACGCTGGAGTGTCCGCATCAATTACTGCTAATGTAGTCATATTAAGCCTCACGTACCTCTAGACCTAGGTGATTAACCATTAGATTGGCATTACGAATAGCTTTACGAATATCTTCTGCAACCTCACGAGAAGCGTGTGGGCTAATCTCAATCAGAAGAGTTTTGTAACCCAACTTAGAAGCAGTTAATGCCCAAGAGATTAGGTTACGAGAACCACCACCGCGAACACGTTGGTGAGTTTTAACTTTAACAGTGTTAGTAGAAACGATTTCAGCGGTTAGTACTTTAGATAGTTTGATTGTAGCCATGATTCTTATCTCCAAATATTTCTGTTTTACATAGTCAGGGGTTTTATCGTCGCACTCATAACATAGGCAGCCTACCTTACCGTGATAGGCTTGCCATAAGTTGGTGCATTGTTCGTTACTGCATTTGAACCAAGGAGCCTCTTTAGGAGGTGGGAGAGTTCTCTCAATCGTCATTGTGTAGCCCTAATCGAGTTTCCACCCTGTCGATAACCTTGTGAAGTTTCTGAGTTAGTTCTTCTAGACTGCATCCTTGTTCGATGGAACCTAAAACATTGCGGTAGGCTTCTAACTTACCTACATCGGTGAATTTTGGTCCAGCCAATTGGATTGTTTTCTCAGCAATCTCGTCTACAAACTTAGATAATTGTTCATCTAAACTCATAATTATTCCTCTAACAGGTCGTTGATTTTAGCAATACGTTTCTCTGCCAGACGTTGACGTTCTTCTGCACGTTTCTGACGTTCTTGAGCTTGGCGAATCAACTCATCTTCGTGGTTGTAATCCTTCACAGCTTTCCGTTGAACCTTAACGTATTGTTGACGGGTCTTGTCAAAGAAGTGGTCAACATCAGCCACAGTAGCACAACCAGTAAGCATACGAAGTAAACGAGCAAGTTTCTCTAACATATTTCCTCCAAAGAAAAGAAAGGCTCCCGAAGGAGCCAAAGGGTTATACAATCAAACTTATTCAGAGTCGCCAGAAGTCATAGCAGCCATAGCCACACGTTCCATATCACCAGTTGAGTATGCCTCGAAGGTCATTGCTAGTTGGAGTGTAGCATCGGCAATATCTTCAAACTCAGTGCCATGTGCAATCTGAGAAGCGATGATAGTACTTGCCGCAGCAATTGCGTTACGGCGGTCAAGAGCACGTTCATACGCTAGTGGATGGATTGGGAAACCACCTTCTTCACCGTTAGCACGATAACCGCGACCACCGGAAGCTGGAGCACTTTTACCACCACTCGCAGCAGGAGCAGAACCACCTGCTTTCTTAACGTTACCTTGAATGTTACGATAACGGCCATTCTCTTTATATTCAAAAGTTACAGAGTCACCTGCTTTAAGTTCAGCCGGAATCTGAGAAGCAGCGAATGCTGAGTACCAGTTACCGTCATCTAGTTGAATTGATTTACCAGTGCGAGCTTTAGAAGTGATTGTACCAGTCATAGTAGTCATAGAAATATCTCCTATTGTTATTAAGATTTATGGAAGTTTGCTAAGTTATTTTAGCAGGTATTTAATTGCATTGGTTAGTATTTCTGGATTATCTATAGCATAACCTAACATTAGGTTACATCGTCTACAAATCAATCCTCGTACTTCTCCAGTTTCATGGTTGTGGTCTACACACAGACGAGTGTCTAACTTACTTCCATCAGGAGTATGCCCACAAATTTGGCATTGGTTATTACAGGATTCAACCATACGGTTGTATTCCTCTAGTGTCATGCCGTAGTTCTTCTTTAATCTGTGGCGTAGCTTAATTAGAGAAGTGGACTCTGGATTTTCCATAGCCCACTTTCTTCCCATCTCACGGTGGTGCTCTTTGTTTTCTTCGTACCATCTTTTCTGTGCTTCTGTTTGCGTGGAACCTCCTAACACTTGTATCCATGCATATTAAACCATGCGCCCTCGCCGATGTCAACGTCACAAGCCAAAGGCATATCGAATGGAACTTTAAGGTAACGTTCCACGTATTCAGGAGTACGTAACATCAACCCACGAACGGCCTTAGCTGCATAATCCAGAATGTCGGGATGAACATCAAACACTACAGAATCGTGTACTGTACCAATTAACAGGCACTTATCACGTAATGTTTTGTCAGTCATCAGTAGTTTGTAGATATGTCCCAACATCATTGGAACAATATCACCAGTTGCAAAAGATTGAGTCGGGTAGTTCTTACATTGTGTTGGGGAGAATGAAGTCATCTGTCCACGACGACGAAGAAACTCAGGAGCATCGTACTCATAGAAAGTAAAGATACGTCCTGTTGGATTACGGTACTCACCGCGACCAGCCGGCATACCCATTTCAGTACGACGACTAGAGGGTTGACGACTCTTGTTAACTTGCTCGATTACATCATCTTGGAACTGCTTCAACACACAATAACGTTTGTAGTAGTTATCAATGATTGCTTGAGCTTGTTCTACTTCGATACCTGCGTTCTCCGCAGCAGTCTCAGCACCAGCACCGTATTGCAAAGCAAAGTTAACAGGCTTGGCATTCTTACGCAGTTTGGTAAAGAATGGGTCTTCTGCCTTATACCCTGCTAAGATTTCTTCATACGAGTATTTTGGATTTGCCCAAGAAGCAGACATACAGTGAGTATCAACACCCTCAATAATATCTTTCTTCATCATTGGGTCGCCAGTTAATACTGCACCACCAACAACCTCAAGTTGAGAGAAGTCACATTCCATGATTTTTCCATTGGGAAATCTGGAGATTATACATCGCTTAATATCTGACATGTGAAACCTTTGTGTTGTTTTGTTGTTTTTCCTCTGTAGGTCTTTCCCACTCTACTTAAAGCACTCTGAGTTAAGGAATGCTCCCTACAAAATTCTGTAAGATTGTTAGTTACATACCCTATAGAGCCATCTACCCTATCAATCTGATACCAATACTTCAAGGAACCAAGTTGCGTGTTCTCATAGTGAGTTATCCATCTACAATTTTCTGGACTGTAGTTCTTGTCCTTGTCGATTCTATCTATTGTTAAGGTTGGCGAGTACCCATTTTGGTATGCCCACTCTCTGAACTCTCGGTAAGATTGGAACTCTACTGAAATCCCTCTCCCACCATATCGAGAGTAGCGGACATTCTTAGGATACTCGCAACGGCCCTTCATCGCCCAGTATATTCGATTTAATCTATTGTCTACACAATTACCCACAACGTACCTCCTATAGTCTTTACACCGAATATACCACAAACCATATAACTTACAAAACATTAGTTACTGATATTTTGCAGATTTGGCGAACTAGAAGACAATCGACCAGTACCAGTTTTAGTGTGGTTATAGTTACCATGTAGGCAACCATCAGGGAACACTTGAGAAGCGTAGCCAATATAGTAAGTGTTAACATCCTTTTCCAATTGACGGAATTTAAGAATGTCACCGACCAACTGTTCTACTACAGCGTCACCTTTGTATTTGGCTTTGACTTTAGATAGAGAGTCGTCACCTACTGGATACGAACCGTTCTTACCTTTCGGAGAGATTGGTTTACACAAACCTTCAATACGCTTGGAGCGTTCAAAGATTTTGGTCTTAGGTTGACCAGCACGAGCACCCCCTTTGAATGTAGCAATCGTACCATCGTCGTTGTAGATGTAATCTTTCTCTTTGTACTTGACCTCACCACCAAAGATAAGAGCACTAATCTGTGAGTTACTGCCCACGTTGATTGAGTCTTTAGGAAAACCTACAGCTTCCATCACAGAAGATACAGCACCCTTAATGTCTTCTATCTCAGCTTGGAGAGGTTTAGCTAATTCCAAAGCAAGGTCTTTGTCGAACTTCATACCATGCCATTCCATCTCAGTGGTAGCCATTAGAGCGTCCATCTGAGTCATAGTAAGATTAAGAAGACCTTCCTTAATGATTTGGTCAACTTGTTCTAGGAAAACAATCTCAGTGTTGATTACGTCATATTTCTGATACTCTTCGAGCATCGGGAAAGGAATGTCAGAAGTATCAACTCCAGCTTTCCAAAATTCGGCGATACGGTCATCTTTTAATGTACCTCCATACTTCATAGCCAACTCGTTAAGAGACGCCATCTTGTGGTCTTGTCCAGTTAACAAGTACTCAGCAAGTTGGGTATCCCAAATACATAGGTTAGGTAACATATCACGGAAATCAGGATACGTTCGCATCATCCACAACAAGTCGAACTTAATGTTCTGGCCTACCAACAACAACACACCATTCTCACGAATGATTGTTGGGAAGTCAGCATGTTCTGGACGAAGTACTACAGGTTCAGCGTCTAACGTTTTGCAACCAAAGCACACCATCTTATTTGCAGGATGGAAAGGAGAAGCTTGTAACTTCCCAATATCATGATTACGAATGGTTGTTTCACAGTCGAATGACAACGCTGTAGCAAAAACCTCAGTAGGGTCATCGAAATGGTCTAACCACATTTAGAACTCCTTAAATTCAGCAGTATCTCCAACGATAAGTAACTCGGCACGGCCTTCACGTAGTGCGGGGTCTACATCAGGACCTACCGCATTCTTGTTTTTAGCAATGGTGAGGAATCGAACAGCTTTCTCAGACTCCTCATGAGTACGTCCCATCATGATGATTGTGTCTGCCTCACCTTGTGCAGCAGTTTTACTGCCGTACATCATGGACATATCCAACCATTTCTGACCTTCCGCTTGCGCATCAGCTTGGTGAGTAACCATAACACTGGCATACTTCTTAGCAATCTCACGCGCCCAGTTAAAGATTTTAGTTTGACGAGCTACTTCATTCGCTGTCTCACGTTCAAACCCGTGGACTTTCCACAACTGGTCAATAACAATTAAGCCTACATTGTACTTCTTAATGTATTGTTCTACATCGTGGACACTAATGTCAGCCTTGTCGATAATCTTAATCTTATCTTTGTTACCAACATAATCCACATAAGCAGACAATGCACCAGAAGGAGCAAGCTCAATGTCAGCACTAGGCCAGTTGATAGCAGCTTGGACAGTACGTAACTTGACCTGACCGCCATCTTCCTCGTTGTTGAACCACAACACAACTTTATCTTCTGCCATTTGAGAAGCAAAACCAGAAGCGTTATAAGCCATGAACGTTGTTTTACCAGCGTTAGGACGAGCTACAAACACAACCAGCTTACCTTTCTCTGGCATACGACCAACTGACTTGTTGAGGAATTGGATACGCCAATCGTAGCCACCGGTGGTGATACGCTTAACAATATCCTCGATAGAGTCTTCGACAACAAACGAATCAAGTTCATCAACTAAACCTAACTCGTTGGTCAAATCATCTACGATTTTTTGAAGGTCATAAACCGTGACCGGCTCGCCTTCCGCACCTCGGAGAGCTTTATCTGCCAATGCAGTACAGTAACCGCGAGTGATAAAGCTATCAACGATACTGCGTTCCAAGGTAGCATCAACAACGTGAGCAGGTAATTTATCAAAGATAGCACGATATATATCAAGCTTGTCACTAGATAAATGACCATACTTAATAGTACAGAACCAAGTCGAGAAAGAACCCCAATCAATTTCTTCACGTTCTTCATCCTCTTTAAACCAAGTTTTAATCTCTTGGATTACCTTCCAGACGGAAGGGTCTACCGTATGTTCACGAACAAATGGAGAGTAACGTTCGTACTTATCACGGCTCTCCATAATTTTCAGTAAGTCTAAACTCACAATTTAGCCTCCTCATCAGCAAAGACTAATAACATTGCCGCAGCACGAACTGCGTCTAACGGCTCTTTTGTAGCAGGTGAATCACTCACAAACCTTAGCTCACCTTCAATATTTCGGAAACAGTACCATTGGGTTTCATTGTCGAAGACTGTTAGGCTTGCCCACTCTCCTCCGTTTGGAGACGTATCACCTTTCTGGAACACAAGAATCCAGTCAGGATTACGAGTACCTAACCACTCATACTCAAAATCCATCAAGTCGTGAACATCACCCACATCATCCAAAACCCGAATCATTCCGTAAGTGGCATCAGAACTGTAGACCTGAATAATTTGGTACTCTTTGTTGTGAGTTAAGTCAGGCCCACCAGAAGTAATATAGCGAACCCAATCACCAACCTTAATCTCTTCACCCATGATTACACTCCAGATTTAATGTCTGATAATTTGAGTAACATTGCTGCCGCATCTAACGGGTCTAACTTGCGGAATGCTTGATTACACGTCCACTGCAAACCGTCACGGTGGTCATCACCAACAAGCCAACAAGCAGCGTTATTGCTGTTGCCAATCTTACGGGCATCAACTACACGACCACGCATTGTATCGTGTTCATACCCATCAATACGCATCCATGACTCTGGAACAAACGGAACCGGTGTTGGTGCGATTGCAGATACTGGAGCACTGACAGTCGGTGTATCTAGTTCCAGACCTCGTTCACCGTATAGGTACACTTGACCACTAGCATTTTGAACCGCGTAGATATTATCAACACCAATTCCAGTAGTTGCATCTTGATGCACTCCAATGATTTCGTATTTAGTGAGGCGTCTCGGAGTAGCGCCATTCACCCACGCAGGGTATCTTGCACCATACATAGAATGTGATGTGTAGATAGCACCTTTATCTACAACTTTAACCGTATCACCGACTTTAAATTTTAAAGGCATAGTACCTCCTTGAGTTCAGGGTCAGAATGTTCTTTAGGGTCTTTGTCTGTCTTAATCATTCGGACGGAACCAAACAACTCCAACTTAGCTTTAAGCTGGAGCTGCTTGATTTTGACCTGTCGGTTATCATTATCTAACCAGATGTTGTACTTATTGTGATTACCGCGAATAAGATTTAGAACATTGTCTGATATAGATGTACCAAAAAGACAGACACAACTGGTGTGTCTACTGATGCGGATAAAAGATAGAGCATCTTCCACCACAGTACAGTCGCTAGTGCCTTGGTTTGAATACAGCACGAACTTTTCTCGGTCTTTAGACATTGCCAAGTATTTCGCTTCATCGTTATCCTCCACTCTTCGAGAGAGGTATCCCTGATACTCACCATCAAAATAGATAGGAAGTAACACACGACCTGATTCGGTATCGTAACAGAAACCTCTATCTTTAATTTCATCATCGGTGAGCATGGCTTTCCACAACCACACTTTAGCCTTTGACGACCACTCTGACATGTTAGTGGTAATAGTCCTTGGAAGTTTATAATCACGGTGGATTTTCTTAGGACTACTACCAGCTAGTTTATTTTTAACACGGGCAAACTTCTCACGATAGACACCCTTACCACCGCAATGATGGCAGTAGCCAACGTAAACACCGTTCTCTACGTGGGTAACATAGAATCGGTTGTTGTTGTGCCCTTCCTTACAGTGAAAGAAATGTTTCGTTTCACCGATAGCCCACTCTGGATTGTCGTCTACGTGGGCTTTAATCTCGGTATTCGGAATTAAAACTGCCACCAGAAGAACCTCCGTTATGTAATGAGTGCATCAATTCACCCAGTGAATCTCCCATACTGGAGTGAGTGAATCGAATCCCTGATGAATCATTGTTCCATTGTTCAGTGCGAGAGTTCCAATGTGGTACTTTAGCACGACACTCAGGACACAGGTTTTCCCAAACCTCTAGAATTTCATCATTCTCACAGAGAACACGAAACTTATGTGGTTGGATTTCTTTATCACACGCTTTACAGCGGAACCAAGGAGAATCAATCATACTAATAACTCCTCTAACTTAACAATAATGTAGTCACTGGTTCGTGGGTTGGAATCAACATATTCTTTGATTCCTCCACTCTCTGCCATCTCTGCAATTGCAGTTTGAGTTAACTGGTAGTGAGATGGATTAATCTCTCGTAAGAACCAATATCCACAGCTCTCTTTAGTGAAACTGTATGTATGAGGTTTATTGATTCCAAACTCTTCAAGAATAGCCTTAATAGCCTCTTCTTTAACTTGTTCAGAAACGTAGCACACATCAACGACTAGAGTGGAATATTGTCCTAGTCCACGACCACTACACAGAGTAGTACTCATCGCTAACCTCCTCATCTAAGTTAATGAATAGTGGATAAACATACCCACTGCCCTTTAACAAATCTGATTTAAACATCCACTCTAGAGCATCACTTGCTTCCCTCTCGTGGCCGTAGGATACGGTGTCTCTCCAACCTTTTCTACCGCCTATGACGAAGTTAGTTGAACCACTCTCTCCTTCGACGTGTTTGAGGTCATACTCTTCCTCAAACCAATCACGAGCATATGCTAGTTTAATGGGGTCTGTGCTAAACACACAGACCGGACGACCATTATAAGCCATGATAACTCCTTAGAGTTTGTACTCGTCGAACTTAACCATGTTCCACATTTTCTCAAGCTCTTTCTTCTCAACGTCGTCATTGACAGCATCGAAGTAGGTCATTTTGAAAGCATACGCAGGGTTACGTAAACGCAGTGATTGTTCAGCCAGTTCTTGGGAATCACGTACAGAGTAAGGCATGGTGATAGTACCTTGCTCCCATCCTTTACGAATCATGTTAGCTAAGGAAACAATCTTAGTAGCCAAACGCTCAGTTAGTTGTGGGAACTTACGGCGTAGGATTTCTTTCTCAGCCTTCTCAGTTGGGTAGGGCACATGAACTTTGTACACCATACGGTTCAGAGTAGATTGGTCTTGAATCTCTGCCGCAAACTTATCCATCTGGTCGCCAGAACCACGGACGTTATCAGCAAGCATGATACGGAAGCTACCATGAGCACGTAAGTTACCCTTAACAGGGTCAGGATGACCGTACAGTTTCAGAGTACGACGAGTATCTAGCAGTGATTGGATACACATGTTAGTTTGTGCAGACGCTTTGAATGGCTCATCGTACAGAAGGAATACACCTTTACGTACAGCGTAAGACATTGGGCCGTCTTTCCATTCCATACTGCCGTCACTTACCCAAGGAGAACCCACGTAGTCGCTAGGCTCTGTACCACCCATACCAGCACAGAACATGAAAGGATACCCGATACGAGCACAGATTTGTTCTGGAGTAACTGACTTACCAGCTCCCGGTGCGCCATAAGCGAATACAGGTTTGTCGTATTCAATGCCCATAAGAATAGCAAGAGCAAGGTCATCATCAAACTCCATGTTGGTATCAATTTCTGGAATCAGAGATTGTAGTTCTTCCGGCCAATCTTCCTTCTTGTAGGTGTGGAAATAGAACTCACCGTTTGGATGAGGATGCCCAATGATTTCAGCATACTCTTTAACACCATCACCTGATGGTTGTGGAATCTCATCTTCAAAGAGAGTAGGTTTCTTTGGAGCTTCTGGTTGTTTAGCCGTAGTAACGTACTCATCTTTACGAGCCTCACCTGCCATACGTGCTGCCAGTGCCTCCGCTACACGAGAACGTAGAGCTTCTGATGTTGCTGTTGTCATAGTTGCCATGATATGTTTTCCTTATTAACCGAGAATTTTAGATTTAACGACATTAAGTAGAGCTGATTCTAGTTGCTCTGGTGTTCTGATAACTTCGCTTTGTGAGTAGATGCGTTTAACGTTATCGTCCATAATGCCGATGCCGTAGATTTCTACTGGAGATTTCTTTTCAATCTCCTCGACCACTTGCTTAGTGAATGCGTAAGAGTTAGCTTGCAAACATGCAGGGCTACCATCACTTAACACAATCAAGATTTTACGTTTAGCTTTGTGGCGAATTAGACGAGAGTGTGCCCACATAATAGCAGCACCATCGTCATTGTTAGCTAAGTCAACTCCATCCATTGACTCTACCAAGTCACGAGCCGTATCACGACGACCGAACGGGGTGTGAATCAGATGTTGGTTGTACGAGTTGGAGCCTTCGTAAGTTTGAGTAAAGCCTAGAACTTCAATCGGAATGCCGACTTTGTTCAAAGCATCATTCAACATACAACACGCCAACATACCGTGGAGGTACTTGCTACGTCCAGACATAGAGCCTGAGCTATCTAACAGAACAGTTACAGCCGTATCTAATACAACCTTCTGTTCCTTTTGACGGAAGATAACATCACTGCCAGTCGTTACTTTAGCCACAGCTTTGCGATGTAACTTGCCTCGCTTGTGACCACCCTGCCATTTGACTTGGGACATAACTTTGAGGATGTTTCTGACCTTATCACTCAGAGTGAAATTGAGGTGAGACAGCACATTATCTACGCCATTATTACGGCGGCGGCCTGCAAAGTGTTTAGGTTGGAACTCTTCAGCAGTTACCATACGATAGCCAGACGTATCTCGTGCGTCCCAATCGTAAGTTAGCTTAACGTTAGTACCAGAAGCACGCTTACAATCGTCGGGAGTACGTCCAGAATCCTCGTAGAACATCTCAATTAGTTCTTGAGGTACTTCCCCCTCACCTGCTTCACCTTCGCCCTCTCTAGGCGTTCCTGAGCCACTTCCTGCGCCTTCTCCCTCGTCACCTTCGCCTTCACCATCGCTGGGCTTACCTTCACCTTGTCCTGATTTAGAGTCGGATGAACCCTCTGCTTTAGAGTTGGCTCCATCTTTTTCTTCTCTCAGGTCTAACAAGTCCATCAACTCATTGCAGACTTGCAGGTTAGGCAAACCACCATCACGTTTGGTTAGGTATAGGTCTTGGGCTTTGTCCATCAAAGTTTGGAACATAGTGCGGGCAAGTTCAGTAGTTAGTCCCTCCTCTAAGTGAAGATTAACAATGCCACTCCATTGAGAGCGCATTGTGTGGTCAAAGGCAACAAGGGCTTTTAATGCACACGCTCCCTTAGATTCTTCTGGATAACTACCAAACTTACTGCTGATTTTCATGTAACTTTCAGAATAGAAAGCATCCATCCATTCATCAGCACCCGCGAGTTTCCCATACTCTTTGTATTCAATGTTATGGTCAACAACCATGTTGAGTACCATACCAAAGAATTTGTTGGTGTCGATTTTCAATTCACGCAGTAACTTAAAATCAAGAGAGTTAGTGCCCTTGTGGTGATAACACTCGTGAATAAGTCCTGCCCACCAACGCTGCGCCGTGGCGCTGTGAACATCCCATTCGGGACGTAGCACTGGCATTGTGATTGTCTTGCCGTCAGTCATTGGAACCGTACAGTCCTCTCGCATGACTAGGTTGATACCACAATCTCCAGCAATTACACGGGCAAGTAATCGCCCTGCTTCTACTTCAAGGTTCATGTTATTTACCTGTATTAGTTAGATATTTTTCCAGTAAACTGAATAGCTCCCGTTCACTGAACCCCACATAAGCACACGTACTAGAACTAGAGTGGTTGAATACTAAACACAATTGTGATTCGTCTTCAATGTGTCTACAGATTGCATAAGAGCCAAAGCTATATGATTCGTGAGCTAACACCTCCACATCATAATCCCTATTGTTGTGGGTCACTACAGTGACTCTTTGACCGTTGGGAGCATCGGTTTTGTTTTCCAGTGTTAGCGTTCTATGCAGTGTGCTCATGATGATAGTACCTTTGTTAGTTAGTGATTTGGTGCATCTCGTACCAATTGATGATGTGTTGGTCGGTTTGCTCTTCGCGGTAGTATTTGAAATTGAACATAGCAATCTCTTTGTCTTCCGCATTAGTCCAGAAAACTTTAACTTTAGTGTTACGGCCTTCTTGTGCAGTGTAAGCAATAGCAAAACGTTTCATGTTATTTTCTCCTATTTAGTTAATGAACATGATTGAGAGCACTAGAAAGTACTCTCTACTTATCCACTAAAATTACCACCACCAATGAACTAGAACCTGTTCACCCTCCGGTACGCCTTTGTGTTTCAACCAGAAGTAAATATTTGGGTAGCGGTCGAATAGTTCTTCATCTACCTCTGTTTTCCAGAAGTAGTGGTCATTACCTAGGCTAAAGTCAGACCAACTTTCACGAACTTCTTTCTCTACAAACTCAGGGCAGTCAGACCATTGAACATCAAAGAACCACACTTTTCTAACTGAATTTGGTTGCTTTTTTGTTAAGTCACATCCGCCATGCTCATTAGTAATCTTGGCTCCATCTAACTTGCTTAAGAATTTATCGGTATCATCGGGAGATTCATACTCGTCAGTAATTGTTGGCGTATTAAGTAGAACACTTTTGACAACATCAATGTTATCTTTCCAAGGTTTGACACCTTCAATCTCGTCTGGAGTTAACATAACACAATCTATGAAGTATTGGCAGCGTCTTTAAAGCCAACATCACGGCATCCAGCAAACTTACGAAAGGGTTGAAATTCTTCTGTAGTTGACCATGAATAGATATGAGTCAAGGGGACAGGCTCACCAAAGTTATACGATTCCCCACATTGGTAATTGCCTCGGATGTATCCTTTATTGTTCATATCCTCACCATTACCAAGAACGGCAAACAAATGTTCTAGTACGGCAGCCACAGTAGGAAAGATACTAGGATAGTGGGTTAAACGGGATTCAATATAGTATTTCATAACAGTTTCCAATTGATTAATGAACACGATAAAGGGCATCCAATTAGATACCCTTGACTTATTCACTACAAACCTTCTACATAAACCAAGGCGGCAGCCATTTCATCTGAGCCTTCTTGCATGGCATCTAGAGCTAGTCTGCAACCTTTGGCACGAGTGTATTTAGATTCCAATTCCCACAGATAATCTGCAAACAATTGTTTCTCTGCGCGGTCTAGTCTGTCGTAATAAATCTGTGACTTCTTAGTTGCTAAGATAAAGTCTACATAGAATTTACCGTTAGGCGTAGCCGCTGCAATGTATCCATCAGTGATACAACTGCCAATGTATTCTACAAAGGCAGCTCTTGTAACATTAGGACTTGGTTCAGCTTCTGAGGGAAGCGATACGCACAATGTTAGAATCAAGAATACACTCAGTAGAAAGGATTTCATAGTTTACTCTCCAGTTGGTAAGGTTGGAAGGATTGCTGGTAGTTGTACTTTGCTTGGGTCAACATAACCACTTGGCATAAAGCGTTCAATCTCTGGCCATGCTTCAAGCAATTGCTTGGTGGTGTTCACACTGTCTAGCACAGCACAGATTTCAGTGGCTTTGTCAGCACGAGTTTGTTCCCACTTCTTCACTTGCTCATATTGAAGAATGAACTCATCATGTTGCTTCTTCCATTCGATGTACACCGGTGAAGAGGTAGTTAGCTGTAGAGCACCAGTTGGTAGGAAGGGTCGGCGCTCGTTCTTACCTCCTGCATTTTTGAAGTACATCCCTTCGTAGATGATTTCAGTGCCGTGTTCATCAACAACACGTAGAGATACGTAGCTCTCTTTGTTTAGAATTTCGTCTTTCAAACCACAACTAAATAGAATATCCAGTTGGAAGTCTTTCTTCCATTGGGCGTATGCGGCATCTAACAAAGTGTTTTTACTTGGTTTACCCACACACTCAGGCTTTGGGTTCTCAATAGCCCAAGCTTTCAGCACGTTGCTAACGATTTCAGAACGGATTTGTTGATTTAAACGAATGCTTTTCATGGTATTTCTCTCTTTCAAGTTGAGTTAGTGGAAGGTCTCCCACCACCACAGTAGGAGACCGATTAGATTATTTAGAGCTAGTAAAGCCTAGTGAACCAGTCAGCATTAGAGACACTGCTAAGTGTTCCGCTGCACCTTGGTTGTAGCTGTGCATCATATCCGCAACACTGCTATCGTCTGCTAGGTTGAGCATTTCATGGTGAACAACTTCCCAATCACCATCTTCGTCACGCCGCTTGGAGACAACGCAACCTACCTCACGGCTTGATTCGCATGGAGCAACCATTGCAACGTTCATGATACCGCCCAAGCAGTCAAATGATTTCTTGGTGGTCATTTTCTGTTGGAAGAACTTAGCTTCTTTGAACAGTAGAGCCGCACCTTTTGCGTGGTTTTCGCTGAACTCCTCGAATGCAGCCATTGCACCTTCCAAGGTTGGAACTTTCAAAGTACCTTCGGCCAGAACTTCACCGTCTACAATGGTAGAGCCAACGAACGTTTTAGTGTTGATTTGGTGAACAACAGTTGAACCAAATACTGAGAAAGTTTTAGAGATAATAGACATAATTATGATTCCTTATATTGGGAACGTGATGGTAGTTCTTTCTGGTTAGTGGGATTAATGTTTAGTTGCTTGGAATGATTCAGCTTCGACAATCAATTGCTCGACTGCTTTCTCTGCCGCTTCAAAGAAGGCGTCACGTACTGGTTCATCCAATACTACTGCACCGATACCGACCATAAAGGCTGTTTCACGCAGTGTTTGTGCTGCCAAAAATAAATCTTCTTCACGATTTTGACTAGCCAACATTTCAGCAATAGGCACGTCACGCTTTGGATTGAACTCAGTCGCGTTTAGTTCACGACCATCAAAGATAATTGATACGGCTAAATCATCTTCACGAGGAGTAGCAACGAAAGAAAAAGCGCCTAGTGTGATTGTACGTTCCATAATGGACTCCTAATATTTATTCAGTTTAAGTGATTAAAGCCACGAGGAGGTGTGGCTGTTCGATAAGTCTTAGTACTTCCAGACTTAACACGGGGCGTTGTACCCATCCGCTTACGTTCGTTGGGGAAGATAACAGCGCTACGAGATGTAACACTAGCGTAATCCTTTTGTAAACGTTCTTGCGCATCCAGACGACTAGGAACTTTATTACACATAGTTTATTTTCTCCGTAAAAGTACGTAAATAAGCAGGATTAAGAGCACAACTTTAGCGAAAAGCATCAATCATGCTCCGATTGGCATCTTAAACAACAACGCCACAAGCGTGGAAATGTTAATCATAAGTGTAATAATCTTTACACATTGGGCTAGTGACTTGGGCTTTAAGATAGAGCCGATTAGCATTAGACCATTTAAGAGAATAGCCAATCCCATAACGAGCACGGCTACACTCAGAGTAATTGTATGGAACATGATTGAATACCTATTCAGTTAGTGGACAATAGCCATTGTGGTTACTGAGTCATACACTTGACCGTATGCTTCCCACGTTGACAGACTACGGATGTTTGCACCGTCCTGTTTAATAGCCGCACAGATAAAACCAAGGCGACCACCAAACACCGCACCACCAGTGGCACGAGAGATTAGATTGACCACTTTGATTAGTCCAACGTCTGCTGTTTGCTTGCGTAGCATCAAACGTTCTGGACTATGGGCACGGTTTGGATTGCGTTGTTTCATGTTGCTGTCTCCTTATCGCTGAGGGAATGATGATGATAGTACTTTTCGACCTAGTATTTACACAGTCAGAGCTAACATTCGGAAGGTTGTTGGTAGGTGTGCTGTCTTCGCATCCACCACCTTATCGCTACGAACATTAACCCAATGACCCCGAATCAAACATGGAACATAGGTAGTACCTTTGATGTACAGGCTATCGTCCTGTGCTACTACGTTTGCGTTAGTTACTACGCCGTTGCTTACAATATTTACAATACGCATTATATTCTCCTATGGTTGCGTGAATGAAAATAACAAAGGCTACCCAATCAGATAGCCTTTAGTAAATCACTCAGTGTTATAGCAAATGCTGGTGGCTTTCAGCTAGTTTGGCCGGAGTAGTTTCAATGGTTGGTGTGTGGTCAACCAAGTTTTCAAAATCGTACTGCTCGAACTCACGAACAAACCAATCTAGACCACCGGTTACGTATGTTTCACCGTTATAGTTGAACACAACAAATGACCAGTTATCACCGTCAGCATCTTTCACAGTGTACACTTTACCAACAGTACCGCCTTTAAGAGTCACAGTACCATCGCACTCACAATCAATTTATCCTCAGTCTTAATGTACTTATGAGCACCCACGTATCCAGCAAACGGAGTATCAGTAAAGTTAATTGAGGACAAAGCGAATGGACGCATTTTAATAGACATAATAGTCTCCTTCATCAAGTATATGGACAATAACCATAACAGCCACTACTCATTTGGAATGGCTGCTAGTTTACTACCCTACAAATTG